GCGGCCTTCCTGCTGCACGACGTCTTCGACACGCCTTTTCCGGAAGTTGCCGCCATGCTCGGCCGCAGCGAGGCCGCGTGCCGGCAGCTGGCATCGCGGGCACGCCGCGCGGTGCCGCCGGCGGAATCGCCTTCGACCAAAAACAATTCCCGCTCCATCGGTTTATTGGTCAGGGCGGTCATCAGTTTTTCCGGCAGCAACAGCTTGCCTTGCTTGCTGACTTTTAATTCCGCGGCGGCCTTTTTGCTGACCTTAAATTCCTCGTTGGCCTTGAATTGCTCGGAAGCGCGGCGGAGAATTTCCCGCACCAGTGGTTTATTGGCCGCGAAGAATTTCGCCAAGGCGGGGATTAAGGCCCGCTTGACGTTTTCGGTGACTTCCGGCATTCCCAGCTTTTCTTTCGTCTGGCTGGTGAAGCGCGGCCGATCCACCTTGACGTTAATCACACAAATCAATCCGGCACGCAAATCCTCGGCGCGGAATTTCGCCCGCTTGCCCTTGAAGGGGTTCAAGGCTTCGTTGATCGCCTGATTTAATCCTTGAACGTGGGTGCCGCCATCCGCAGTGGGGCTGCCATTAATAAAACTCTGTGTGGCTTCGTCGGTGTGGGTTGACCACACCAGGGCGGCGTCGATTAATTCGTCGTGGTGCTGGAATACCTTGCCGTTGGCTTCGACCGCCAAATCTTTTAATTGCCGCTCGATCAAAGCCAGCAAGCCACGCGGCTGATGATATTCCTGGAATTTTTTGCCGCGAATTAATTGCAGGGTGATGTCGGGATGCAGATAAGCGGTCAGGCGCAGGAAATTGCGCAATTTGCGCACGCTGAGTTGCGAGCCTTTGTCGAACAGGCTGAAATCCGGGGTGAATTTAATTACCGTGCCGTGCTTGATGTGACGATTGCCGGGCAGTTTTGGCGCTTCGGTCTTGATCGGCTCCGGCTTGGCTGGCTTGCCGGCGAAAAATTTCTGATAATACCAGCCGGAACGATAGGTCCACACTTCCAGATGCGCCGACATGGCATTGGTTAATGCCACACCCATGCCGTGAATGCCACGGGTTTTTTCGTAGCCAGCCTTGCCGCCCTCGCGCATTTTGCCGCCCGAGGATAGGGTGGTTAATACTGTGGTGAGGGTGGATATTTTCGTCACCTTATGCTGATCCACCGGAATGCCCCGTCCCTGATCCCACACCCACAGATAGGGGCCGTCGATGGCGATGCCGATGGTTTTATTTTTCACCGCGGCTTGCAGGCATTCATCAATGGCATTATCAATCGGCTCTTTCAGGATGTGGAAAATCCCGTCGGAGTCCGGGTTGCCGATATAAACCTGCGGGGATTTTCTGACCGCATCCAGACCGAGATTTACGTCGATGCTGTCGGCATCGTAGACCAAGCGTTTTTTCGCCATCGCACTGCTACCTCCATGGGCGTTGAGGAATTAACATTATTTTACCCGCGGCGGATTAATCGCCAAAATCCACCAGAAAATACCCGCAATCCGGGCAGCAGCGACCATGCACCGCCATGCCGCGATAATTGCCGTGGTCGCAAGTTTTTTGCGCCTCGCGCAACCGCTTGGCTTCCTGTTCGATCCGCCGCCGCAGTTCCTCCGACATATCCGACATTTTATCCTCCTATTTGGTTTGTAGGTTAATAGTTAGGCAAGCGGGCGGTGAATTTACCGTCACGCTGTCGGCGCAAATGGAAGCTGTAAAATTCCAGCATCCGTTCGATAATCTCGCTCGACAATTCCTTGCTGTCAATCAATTCCTGGCGATAGCAATGGATGAATAATTCGCTGGCTTCCGCTTCGGTAATCTGTTCCAATTGCAATTCTTCGACCACCCGATTGAATAACAGCAGCCGGTGTTTTATCGTGGCATTGCCCATTTTGATGGGATTCTGCTCGACCTGCATCGCGTGAAAATATTCTTCCGCCATGCGTTTGGTGATCGGCGTTTCAAAGCGAAATTTTTGCCACGTCTGGTAGGCCGATTCACCGTATTTTTGCAGCAGTTCCGACATTTTATTTCTCCTAACGTGCCACCGCAACCTCGGTGGTTTTATGGATGCAGGACCAACCATCACGCCAGGATAATAGCAGCGAGCCGCGCCAAAATCCGGGAGTGATACTCCGCAGCGGGCGAATGTGTCCGCTGCCGGTGATTATTTTATCGCCAGGACGCAATTGGCTGGCGCTGACGTAGCGGTGCATTTTATTTCTCCCTGAGTGATGGTTAATGCAGCGGCGACCCGCCGCCTTTTTCACATAGCCTGACGAACGCCTCCCACGATTCCACCATTTTTATCGCCATGATGCAGCCGGGCGCCATCTCGTATTTTATCCCGCCAGTTGGCGCCGGCCGCAGCATGTTGTTTGCCAGCATGAATTGCAGCCGTTGATTTTCCTCCATGGCATAAACGTCGCACATCAGGCGAAAATTCGCCTCGCTGAACCCGGAAGCCTGCCACAGTTGGATGACTTCCGGCAGCATATATTTGCCGGCGCGCAATCGCTCGATATTTAATCCCGGCGCGACGTGCCACCAATCAGCGGCGGCCGGCGACACCGTTCGTAATTCGAAAAATATCTCGCCGTACGGGGCAATATCCGCCCCCATAGTCTGCCGCAGCAGAAGCGCAAATTTGCGGTCGTTCATCACATCGGAGAAGGGTCGCTGCATTTCATCCTCCACATACGATTAAGGGGCCTTGCGGCCCCTCGGGTTAGCTTTTATTTCCCCTGACTGCTACCAAGTCGCAATCGGCTGTTGAGTTCAAAATCATCTATGTCGTCGCCATCGTCGTTATCATCGTCGGCTAATTCATCACGTTCGTCGTCATCAAAATCATATATCGTCTTGCCCTCGCGGACAGAATAATCCACGCCTTTAATATCCTGCAATTCTCGGGCAAATTCCAGCACCGTCTCCAACGGTGCAGCGATGCCTTGGCGGGCAAGTCGCTGGCGGATAATTTCCCGATTTTCCTTGCTCAATTCGTCCGGCCGCTTGCCAGCGATCAACGCCACATGCGGACCAAGTACACGGCTGAGAAAATTCCTCGGAAGATGGGCGAAAAATTCTCGCTGCAAGGCTTCGTCCGATAACAGCGATAGATAATTCTGCCACATGCGTTGGAATGTCGGCCTTGCCTCGCGATAATTCTTGGCGAGGTTTCGTAGTATCCGATCCTGGCCCTTGGTCGCTTTATCTTTCGGCATCGTCGTTCCTTCCAATTAATCGGGGAGACCGCTCCCGGTCTCCCCGTCTAGTTTACTCGTCACGCCGTTTGCGTTTCGGCGGATCGTCATCGTCGTCATTTTCGTTGTCGTCGTTTTCCTCCGCGTTCTCGTTCTCGTTTTCGTTTTCATCATTATTGTTTTCCTCATTCTCGTTCGCGTTCTCCACTTCCTCGTTTTCCTCCGCTTCGTTTTCATTTTCCTCGGCCGCTGTCACCGCTTCGTTCTCGTTCTCGTCCTGATAATCCTCGTTCTGATTATTCTCGTTTTCGTTCTCGTTATCCAATTCTTCCTCGGCTTCGTCGCGTTCGATCAACCGCTCAAATTCCCGATGCACCGCCAGCACTTGCTCGATGGTGTTTTCCTCGCGGCCCATATTTTCCCGCATCCGCTCGGTGAGCCGCTCGTACCGTTCCGGCGATAATTCATTGGCCTCCAACCGCCGCCGGGTTTTCTTTTTCAGATTGCCGAACGCCATGGATAATAAATCACCATCGGCAACCCCGCTATATAATCCGTTCAAGGCATCCGGCGACAGCAGCTTGAGAAAATTCATCCACGCCGCCAGCCATTCCTGATGCCGCTGATTGATCGGGGTGCGGGTTTCGTCAGCCATGTAAGGCTCCTGTTGCCTGGATTAAAATAAACCGGGGCCGCAGGCAATCATGCCGGCGACCCCGAGGTTGGTGTTGCAGTTTATTCAGGCCGCTGGGATTATGCCCAATCGTCTTTCTTGCCGTTGCTCTTTTTGGCTGCGGCCTTCCGGCCGGAGCCTTTATCCTTGCTGCGCTTGGATTTTTCCGCCCCTTCGCCGCCGCTGGCCTTTTTCCGCTTGCCGCGTCCGGTGTCACCGGTGGATTTGCCGATGATGGTGGTCAGCGTCGGATCGAGCAAAATCACCGAATAATCCGGCGACGATGCCCGCAGCAAGTGGCTGCCGTACTGCTTCGGTTCGGAAATCGGAATGCCGCGATCCCGCTTGCCCTTGTCGAATAAAGTTTTCGCCCCGGTGCGGTACCACAATTCGCATTCATCCGAACCCACCGTACCCAGGCAGGTGATTATTTGCGACGCGGGAAAAACCTGCGTGTAGCGGGAACCGTAGCGATAATATTGGAATTGCACGCCATGTTCGTCGTGGCGCACGATGGTTCCGGTCAGGTGTTCGACACCGGGAAACGCCACCATCGCCTCCAATTCCGAACCGCGGGCATTATCTCGTTTGCTGGGTGATTTCGCCATTTTATCCTCTCTGTTGGTTAACTTATTCGGCAGCTATCAAGCTACCGCCTCATAGGCATCGACCAGATTTTCTGCATCTTCCTCCCTGTCGCTCCGTCGCAGATGAATTGATTGCGCCCACTGCGGCACGCGGGTTAAATGCCGCTGCTGCCACATCGGCGCGACGGCAAATTGTGACTGCCGCAACAGGTCAATCACCTGCCAGATTACTTTATCCCAGGACACTAAACCCCGCACTCCGGCTGGCGAATAAGTTTCCGCCTTGCCGATGCGGTACGGATATTTACCTTTTTGCAGCAACCGCGACACGTCGCCGCAATGGCGGTTCATGTCGTAGATATCCCCGGACTTGGTGACAATAAACGTATGCTGCTGGTTGGAATTTATCCAGCCCTGAAATGGGAACACCAGATAACTCACCTGCGCCGCTATTTTACAGGCACCGGATAATCCTTCCGGTTCGGTCAGCCGATAGAATTTACTGCGCTGCAATTCCTCGGCGTTTTTATCCCCTGCGGCGACGGCGGCCAAGGTACGCTGGCGACGGGCGGCAAAATATTCCCGCCATACCGTCATTATCGTATCGCGCACCAGATATTCGCTGGCCGGATTAAATTCCAGCCGGGGAATATCGGTCACACCCCACGGATAATTCAGTGGTTCGGCGCCAAATTGCCCGTACAAATAATAAAAATGCTCCTGGGCACGTTTGGCTTCTGCGGCCGGCAATTGCGCCAGCGTGGTGCGCAAGTGACGCGGCGGCGTCCAATGATCGCGCATGGTTTATTCCCCTGAAAAGGTGAGGGGCGGCAATTGCCGCCCCCTGCCTCGTTGTCGAATTACCGCCGGCGGCCCTTTTTCTTCCGCCGCGCCGGCTTTTCGTCGTCATTGTCATCGTCGTCATCGTTGTCGTCGTTGTCGTTGTCGTCATCATCGTTGTCGTTGTCGTCGTTGTCGTCGTCATTGTTATTATTATTGTTGTCGTTGTCGTCGTTGTCGTCGTTGTTATTATTATTGTTGTCGTTGTCGTCGTTGTCGTTGTCGTCGTTGCTGTCGGCGCCTCCCTCGGCCTGCGTCACCCGTTCCAGTAGGGCGAGAAAAAGTTGCTGGCCTTCCTTATCCAGTTCCTTCACCCGCTCGGTGATGCGCCGGGCCAAATTTCCCCCGCCGCTGCTCGCCGCCTTGCCCTTTTTCTTGCTGCTCTTGTCACGCTTCGGCGATTTCGCCATAGTCGTCTCCATCGGTTGAGTTGCAATTATCCATACATCGGTGTCAGTAGATTTCTCAGCGTCGCCAAGTAAAACCGACCGACACTTCCGCAGCCCCAGGGTAGCACATCCAGCCCGTCCCGTCAAGCCGTCATTTAACTTGCCGCTACTTGCTATTTATCTACCCCGGCGACTGTGTAGACGACAAGTATTGCCTTGCCGTATCTCGCCCCGTCTGTAGTTTACTGTAGTTTACTTCTCCCTCTACTGTCTCGACTGGCTCGGCCCGGTTCGACTGTCCAGGTAGTTAATCGAACCGGCAAACTGTACTTTATCCAGGTTTAACTTTCCGGTCAATCTTCCAGATCGTCATCACCCTTGCCCTTGTGCCGGCTGGCGGATTGGTCGCTTAATAATTGCAGCGCCTTGCCGTTGCGCAGCAGATTAAAACACGCCCGGCGCAAACGCATATCTGCCTTTTGCCCCTTGCTCAGTTTACCCGCCCGCTCCACCGCCGCCGGCGATTTATATTCCTCGGCAATAATCAGCGCCTTGAAATCGTCCCAGGTTAATCGCTTGCCAGCGAACGCCGGTAATTCATCCCCCTTGGCGAATTTAATCTCCCGACGGTTGACTTGCGCCAACCCGGTCATCAATAAAAACTGCGCGGTGTCAAACACCGGATCGGCTCCCCTACCTTTACCCCGGCGATCCTTAATCCATATTCTGATCCAGCCTTCCTGCCAGGGGGTGCCGGTCTTGTTTTTAATCACCCGAATGTGCTTGTAGGCGTATTGATCGGCGCCGTTGCCCTCGACCGAATTTTCTTCCGAATATTGGCTGGTTTTTGAGCCAGACTGGCGCCAATTCTGCGGCACTGCGCGGGCATTAATTGCAAATCGCATCGAGGAATATAACTTGAGCGCATTGCCGGCCGGTTCGTAAGTGGTCGGGCCGTACATCACGCCGGGGCGCTCGCGCATTTGATTAACCCCGAACACCACCACTTGCTTGCGCCGGAATTTACCAACGATGCGCCGTAAATGCTTGGCAAATTCGCGGGCTTGTTCGGCCATCGCGTTGGTAGCTTGTTCCTCGGTGTCCACATCCTCGGGCAAAAAAGTCACGTAGCTATCGGGAACAATTAATGCCTGCGGATATGGATTATCGGTCGGTATCCAGGCGAAGTGTTTATCCGACAGCTTGGCATCCGCTTCACCGAGCGCGAGGAATTTTTCCTGTCGCTTGCCGTCCGGGCCGGTACGGGCTACCCGCAAATACCAGCGTTTGCGTTCGGCGCTGTACATTTTATCCGGAATGCGGTTGAGTGTCCGCACCACCGAATTGAAATATTTTTCCAGAATGGTGGTGTCCCAATATCTGACCCGTGGGGGTAGGCGCCACACCCCGTTGATTTTTTCTCCGTACACTTCGCGCAGCGAGGCCACGCCCATGCAGGCTGCGGCATAATCCGGATCGGATTGCGCGGTGCCTTCGGCGTCATAATGATTAATGATCGGGATATCTGACCGCATGGCGGATTTAATTGCGGTCAAGGTCAGGGTGGATTTGCCGGAAGCCTCGGGGCCGGACACTGTGACCATACCGGGCACCAGCCCACCGCCGGATATTAAATCCACCACCAGCAAGCCGGAGGATAATCTGTCGCGCGAGGCTTCGCTGGCCGCCAGATCGAAATCTTTTTCGATCCCATCGAGGATGCCGGTGTACAGCAGCATCGATTTATTGCCGGCGCCACCGCTGGGGCGCTGGCGGGCTTTCGGAGTTTTTGCCACGGCAAATCTTCCTGACAGCGCCGGTAAATTCCGGCGCAGGAGTAGGCAAAAGTATGCAGGCTGGGATTAATAGCTTGCGTAATACTTTACGCGGCCGGCGGCAGATCGGTGTCGGTGTCGTCCGCGACGGTTAATTGTTCGCCGTTGTCATACACCCCGACCATATCCTTGGCGCGCAGACTTTCCACGGTTTCGCCGTTGCCCGGTTTCGGAGCGCCAGTGATTATTTCGTGACCGGGGCGGGATTTTCGGTAGGCGGCGATGATGTTGGTGGCGTTGGCCGAATAAGTGTTGCGTAGCCATTCCATGATTAAATCTCCCCTAAGCGCAGATAATTAGTAGCGGTCAATAATCCTCGATTACCTGCGGCGGTTGCGGCCCCGCCGGCGGTTTAATCGAAGTTATCGAGGTTTTCCAGGTCGCGGGAATTACGTCGGCGGCGCTGGCGAGAATCAGCACGATTGCGCTGCCGAGAATTATCAGCAGCACGATCTCGTACACGCCGCCGATTTCTTTGCGTCGATATTTCTTTATCGCGTCGCGGACGATCACGATCCCGCCGACGACGAGAACGGCGACGAGAATCTGCATCGCGATCTTTATCGCGCTCCCGTCGGCTACGATCATTTTTGCCGCCGCGTTTTTTGTCCGGCACCCACACCGGCTCGATCCGCTCCCATTCCGCCTCGGCTTCCCGGCGCTTTTCCGGAGCGATGGATTTAAGATTTTCCAAGTCCCAAATTAAATATTCCCGTTCCTCCCGGCTCAATTTGGTGCGTTCGCCGCGCTGCACTTCCCATTTCGCCGTGCCGGCGGCGTCTGGATTATAGCGGATATTCACATCCATGCCGTAATCCAGATCGGTTATATCGTAGGCGCGTTTTTTGCCGTTGCGCCGCACCGTATTCAATTCCGACAGCGCCGCCAGTTTGGCCGCCACCGTGGCTGGCATTTCATGCACCCGCACCGGCGTCCAACTGCGGGAATTTTTATCCTTGATGTGCCAGCGGGTTTTATCGTCCAGCAGCCGGCGCGGCTCGCGTTCCTTGCGGGTCGGCGGCTTGGCTCGGCGCGGCTTGTCGTCCTGTAAATCGCGCACGATCATGTTGGCGATGTAGCGTTGCGGCATATAAATCCCGGCCTTGCGGTACGGGCAAATTTCCTTGTCGAAGGTTTGCGTTTTCGGATTATAATCCAGGCAGACCTTGGGAATCGGGACGGTCTTGCGGCCTTTTTGCGGATTTTTTAACTTGATGGTCAGCCAGCCCTGGGCGTAGGAATTATACGGGCCGAGATAACGCACCGCAATCCATTCGTTCGGGTTTTGCGTGAAATCGAAAACCTCCACTTCATCGGTGAGCCGCGGCTTGCGCTCGCGGGTAGTGATTGGTTTAGTTGAGGTAAACGCCATGGGTGGTTCCTGTGGTTTATCAGACGTGAAGCCAGGCCCGTCGGTGCAATACCCGGCTGATGGTGCCGGGTGTTACTCCGTATTTACGCGCTTGCGAATGAATTGATTGCTGGCTGCGGCGAATTTCCCGTACTATTTCCGGGGTGAGTTTATGCACCGCGGTAGAATATTTAATATTGGCCAACCGCACGTCGGTATAATCGCCGTTGCGATAACGCAGGACGGATTTGCCGGGTGGACCCAGGAAAGCCAGGGCAATTAATCTGGCCAATAAAACATCCTGCCAGTCGCCGCGCCAATCGCGCACTTGCACGGAATAACGATGCCGGCGTGGATTATGCCGCGGGAGGATTTCCTGATAGCGGTCGGCGCGACCGGGCGGCAAAAAGGCGCGAATGTGGCCGTGCGTTGAGACCATATAATTAGGGAATTGCGGCAGGATGCGCCACTCAACCATCGCCGTTGATCCATGCTAGTCGTGCCTACACTTTACCGCCGGTTGCGGTGGGGATTTAATTCCCTGGTGTGGGATAGCAGGGGTCAGGCGGCCAAACCGCGCAGATTATTTACCTCGGCTGGCGTCAACAGCACCGGCAAATCCAGCATTAAATACGGCACCTGCATGTGCGGCAACTGGCGCAGACAGGCCAATAAGGTTTTATCCGGACGCAAGCGCAGCGGTTCGGCGTCGGGATCGGGAATTTCGTGATGGGTTTCATTAATCGTTGTGGACATATTGGTGAGCGGGATGGAACGCCGCTCCATTTCCTTGCGCACGTTGGCCGGCAAGGTGAAAGCGACGCCATATTGGTGGTCAAATTCCGGGCTGGACCGGGCTGACATCATCCATTGCTGAATATAGGAAGTCAGGGTGCCGCGATTGGCGTCGCATTTATCAATCGCCCGGTTCAACGCCAGCAAATAATTCTTGAACAATTCGCCCACATCGACGTGCAAATCGGTCAGGGCGCGGGCACGGTTGGCTTCCTGATAGGCGAATTTAATATATTTGGCGATAATGCGTTCCTTGAATTGCAGATATAATTCATAATATTCGCCGATCCAGCGCGCCAGTGGGGTCATTAAATTCACCGGCATTCCCAGCCGGTGCGCCAGCATGGCTTGGCGCAATAATAGCTTGGAGGATTTCGGCCGGCGTACCAAGCGGCGTTCCAATTCCACCGCCTGTTTTAATCGCCCATAGACAATATCCACCGCCTTGAACAAGGTGCCACGATCGATTTCGCAATGCTTGATGGCGGAAAAATCCCGATTGGTGATGCCATAAATAATCAACGCGGCGGTATTTTCCTTGCTGTGGATGGAGATTTTGCGCCGGTGATCGACTTGGGTTTGCAGCATGGCTTGCAAAACCAATTGCCGCATCAGGTGCGAGTGCTGAAATAATGGCTCGGCAGCGGCATTTAACAACGCATTCAGGATGACGATAATCTGTTTGCTGGACAGATTGGCGGTAATCATTTCCTTGAAGGTAAGCAAGTCACGCATTTTAATGTTTCCTCACTGATTAAAATTCAATCGGCTTTGATGGTCTGCATGATTTCCAGGATTTGCGCGATCTCGGCGGATGAATATTTGATTGGTTCGCCAGTGAGCTGTTTCACCGCCCAAAATATAGCGATTTCCAGATGCGTCAGGGCGAGTGCCGTATGACGGGTGTTGCCCAAGGCATTGATTAAATATTCCAGCTTGGCCGCCTGATCCTTGATCGCATCATTCAGCGCCAATTCGTGTTCGGCCAGTGGACGATATCTTTTGCGAAACCGGCTGTCGGGATTTATCTGCGGCACCAGCCGATTTTGTCCGGCTTGCAAAAGATCGGGTAAGGCAGTGGTAGGCGCTGGGGTTGACGGATTGGAGGTATTTTCTGGCTCGCTCATATTGATGCTCCGTGATTGAAAAAGGTTTATCGCAGCGACAACAGCGGTAGCGATATTGCCGCAATGGCCAGCATTCCTTGCTGTCGGGATAATCGTGATAATCGTACTCGCCTAATCCCTTACTTAATTCACAGACCGCGATTAAATCCCAACGTAGCCAGGCATTGAGCCGTCGGTACCAGCGCATTTATTTTGGCTGCACCGCCTTGATCGAACGGGCGACCAGTTTGGTGATCGGGCGCGGCAATTCCTCGCGCAAGGCGGTGACGGATAATGCCTCGCAAAAGGTTTCCTCCGGATTTTTACCGGCATATTCGGTGATTGGCACCTTTATTTGCGACAGATGCAACCGGCTATGCGGCCAATAATCCACCAGACTGTCGTTTTCACCCAGCAGCAGATTGATATATTTGCTGTCCAGGTGATGCACCCGCTTGATCCACAACAGAATGGCAGCGAGGAAAAGTTTGGTTTCATCCGGAGCTTGGCGTTGATATTCCCGCAAGGATATTTTACTGCCGACTACATCCTGGCGGATCGCATCCAGATCATTAGTTTTTAATTCCTGCACCTGGGCAAATGAATGGTACAGCCGCACCCAGCGGGCTTTGATGGCATCCGGCAAATATAATTGCCACAGCGGATGCCCTAATTCATGCGCGGCGATCCGCATGATGTAGCGCATGGCATTCTTTTTATTCTCGCCCTGGATAAAACTCTGCGGCGCCAATTCAATATAATGCTCGCGCTCGCCCTTGTGCGGATGGTACATACCGACCATCTTGCCTTTCGGGTTGCGCACTTCCAGATCAATCGGCAGCAAAAACCGCAACCCGTAGCGGCGAATAAACCGCCGGTAGGTTAATTGTAATCCAGCGTGGAAATTTTCCAATTCGGCGTCGCTGAGATCGCGATAATACGTGATGCGGCCCCAACGGGACAGTTTTTCCGATTTAACGTGTGGCTCGACGTAGGTATTATAGACCTTGCCGAAGCGCGGCATTTCGTGCCAGAAAATGCTGAGAATATCATCCGGCTCCACTGGAATATGTTGCGGGGCGACACCGGCGGCGAAATTCTGCACCACCCCGCGCAAGCCGGCCTTGCGTTGCTGCAAGCGCACCAGATGCGACTTGCCTTCCGGGTCTTGCACCATCGCCAGTTTATTGTGCAATTCCAATACCAGACGTTCGCTCATTTTACTTCCTGCCAATCGGTTGCGTATTTGTCATGCGGCGGGATCGCCCGGAATAAATCCTGCGGGCGCGGGCCATGCAAGGAACTGAGGCTGACTTGCAGTTGCGGGCAGCGGATATCCACCAGGATCAGTTTATTGCACTCGATAAAAATCGCTCTACCGCTGGGCCAACTGCGCCGGCGATAGACGCCACCATGGCGGAATAATCCGCGCCAGACTTCGATAAAATACATCGAGTTGCCATATAAAAATCGGGTGGAGGAATTTCAGTGCAGCAATTGCCGGTCACGCTGCTCGCCGGCCATGCTGCGGCGGAAAATGTGGGCAGAAATTTCCCGTTCGGCGGATTTATAAATCTTCCGCACTTCCGGGCGCAAATCAGTGCGCCGGGCTTGCCGGCGATACGCCGCCCAGAAATAAATTCCCGCCGCACCGAATTTATTGTACAAATCCGCCAGCAACGGCATTTCCGACCAATTAATCGGCTCCCACACGTCATCCGGTTCCAGGATGCCATCGAGAAAAGCGCCGCCGCACCACAGCATTGGTACGGCTTCGCCATCCGGCTCTTGCATAAAATCCAGCATTTGCGCCGCGTTGAGGCGAATCGCCACTTCCCGGCAATATAATTCGATCTGTAGCTTGGTAGCGGTAGTCAGGGGCTTGTTCATGGAATACCTACGTGGTCGATGCGTTCATTATCAGCAACATCAACAATTGCAGCAGACCGATTAATCCTGCCCACAGCACAATGTAGCCGAAGGCTGCCAGTCGTGCGTACAAAATCGAAGCGGCGCGATTTTCCACCCGCGACAGCAACAGCAACGCCAGGACCACCACCATTAACCACAGAGCGATGCTGACGTTGATGCGGAAATAATTATCGGTCATGACTAAATGCGGCATTTTAACCTGGGGAATCATGTGGGTTATGCAATAAATTACCGCGCGGGATGCCGCCAATTGGCAGTGGATGATTCATGGCCCGGTTTCCTAAGTTTATTGCGCTATCTGCGTACTTTACCTGTACCGTGGCTGTCTTAACGCTGGCGTGAAGATCGACAATGCCGCCGTAGTTGCCGGGAGTTTCCTGGGGTTTCCGGGGTTATTACGCTATTGCCGACGTTTATGCAACCGTCGCCGCGCGGTGCGGAAATATTTTTTATCCAATTCGATGCCGATGAATTTGCGCGCATCACAGCGCAACGCGGCGATACCGGTGGCACCCAAGCCCATGAACGGGTCCAGCACCCGTGGGCGAGATTTGCCGTGCAGTTTAATACACCACAATGGCAGTTTGGTAGGATAAGTTGCCGGATGGCTGAGTTTCTTTTTGCGTGTGGGATAGGGAATAAACCATGCCGAGCCGCGGCAGCGTTTATCCTGGCTGTGGCCACGCCGGGCAATATTGGATTTATCTTTGTAAGGTACGCCGATGGCGAGGCGGTCGATTTTCAGGTCGCCGGTTTTGCTGAAATGGAAGATGTATTCGCAATTATTGTTGAGGTATCGCTGACTATTAATCGGCTTGAAATGACCGCGGCTGTCTGCCCCGACGGTAATTGATTTAACCCACACGACAACATTTTGCAGCTTGAATAAGCTGGTAAGTAAAGCTGCCACCCGATAGGGCAGGAGCGGTTTGGCAGTGACGTGACCAAGGTTAAGAAATAATGCACCATCATCTTTTAATATCCGATATGCCTGCGCCGCCACCCGGTACATGAAATCCAGATAAGCCGCCTCGCTGCGTTTATCATAATACGAATGATATTGCGTGCCGATATTGTACGGAGGTGAATATATGCACACATCCACCGATTTGGCTTTAATCTTCGGCAGAATTTCCAGGCAATCGCCGCGATGCAATTCCAGCTTGGTCATTGGCGAATAACTCGCGAGCGGATACCGTTGTCGCGCAGGCGTTGGCGCATGATTTTAATATAATCCGGCTGCAATTCACACAAAACAGCCCGGCGGCCGAGTTTTCGCGCGACCACAGCGGTAGTACCGGAGCCGCCGAACGGGTCCAGCACCCGACCCTTGGCCGGTGAACAGGCGCGAATTATTCGCCGTATCATCCGCTCCGGGAATTGACAGGGGTGGGCAGTTTTTTCTGCCTTGGCAGCGGTGCCACCGCTCACGCGGTCGAAATACCAATAATCGGATGGATTTTTGCCCAGCGGATTATTGCGCTTGTCCTGCGTGCGGTTCAGCCGTGCATCGCGCACGGCATCCAAATCAAAATATACTGCATCCGGATTACGGGCAAACCACATCCAGCGTTCAGTGCGGTGCGTGAAGCGTTTTTTATACGCCATGCCGCCTTCGAAGTGCCAGACCAATTCCTGCACCAGATGCAACTCCGGTGGTTTTACCGTATGATATAGATAGGTCAGCGGCAGGGTTTCATTGTTGCCGATTTTTGTATAACCAACATTGAGCCACAATGATCCGTGCGGTTTCAGCAATCGCGGTATGCGCGACAGCCATTTTCGCGCGAATTGCGTATATGCTTGCAGATTTCGCTGCCCTTCATATTCCTTGCCAGCGTCGTACGGTGGACTGGTGACAATTAAATCAAATTTGCCGGTAGGCAATCGGCGCAAAATCTTGCGACAATCCCCCTGATAAATTTTTACTCTTGGCATTTCAGATCGCTATATGTGAATTATTCGCTAATTAGCCACGGCCCATCTGTTTATCGTGTGCGCGTTGAATACGCACTCCGCTGTAGACATTAAGTACTGCTGGCACCAGCACGATCAGCGCCCAATATTCCTGATGAATAGCGGCATAGATGGCAGTTATCACCAGGATCAGGGCGGCGAGGAAAAAACAAAATGCCATCGGTTGCCAGCGGATAGGTGCGATTGGTGCCATGTTTTATCTCCCATAGGCGGTTAACCGATATATTCGGCAAATCGCTTGGCGGCGAGTTTCGCCTCGCCCATGCTGCTGATGGTGACGCGGCCATGCTCAACAAACGGGGTATCATCATCACCGAAATTTTCCTCGAAGATTTTATCCCCGATGCCGAAGCCGCAAATTGCCCGGTGTGACCAGCCGTACCATTTATTATCCTTGGCTGAATAACCAATCGAACACACCGAATGCTCGGGATCGATGGTTTCCGGGGCGATGCCGTAGTTGTCGCAGAGTTGCTGGGCGGTGGCGATATCGCCAATATAATCCCCGTTGTGGTTATAAGCCGAGTGCATTTTGACCGGCGGCTCACCCGGATGATGCAGCCAATTTTCCATTTTCTCCACGTACAGCGGATGCTGCTTTTCTGATAATACGGTGATGGTAAAATCGTGAGCCATGATATTATACTCCTAGCGTCGATCCAGCCGTTGCAGCAGACGGTTATTTTCCGCCCGCTGTTGCATCAACAATTCGCCAAGTTTATTCTCCCCTCGCGGGTGCAAGCCAAACACCGACTCCACACCCCAAAATAAATCATCCGGCCAGGGGGAATTAAATTCCAACCGCATTTCGCCGGTCGCTGCCAAGCTGAAGGCCAATGGCGGTAGGTATTTACTCTCGGTGTACAGTTCGGGAAATATAACGAATTTCTGCGCAATTAAATCGCGCATTATGCGTTCGCGATTATCGTACCAATCCTCGCGCAAGGCGCAGACACGCGCCTGCCGGCGCACCAAGGATAAATCGGCTTCGCAGCGTATCCGATTAATATCGGCAAAGTTGGTCAACCGATAAGCCCAAATCGCGTGCTGGATGGAACCAAACGCCAGCTTGCGCCAATCGTTGTGGTATTTAACCCGCACGGTGATCGGGGAGAAATGATTATTGTCCAAAAAAGCGAAGGCGCCGGTGAAATAGCGAAGCGGTGCGGTAGTTGCCGACATAATGGATTTTCCCCCAATGGCTCGCCAGCTACTTTACCACAGAAAAAGCGCCAGAGAGAATTAACTCCCTGGCGCTAGGTTGACTTAGGTTGACTTAGGAAACGCCCAAAATTAACAGGCGCGGTTAGGACTGTTCCTGGCCCATTTGCTGCACCGCCGGATCATCGCCATATTCCTTGACCAATTCCGGCACGCTGACCAATTGCAAATTTGGCGGCTGGTCGCTGCGCCCGTGCAGTTTATTTTCCCCGCCGTCTTGGCGGCGCAGGGTACGCGAGGATAAATCCCGCCGCTGCGCCTTCATCATCAGGCGTTTGCCGGGCTGGCTTTGCCCATAAACCTGCACCCAGCCGCGCCGGTTGGGGATCGGAAATACGCTGGAATAACCACCGCGGCCGATTTCGAACGGCTTGCGCAATTTGCCGCCGAAATCGAATTTGGTCGAGCCGGGGGTGCGGAATCCCTCGAACCAGGTTGGACAAATAAAATCACTCAGCAGCACGCCGTTGATTTGATAACCCATGCTGTCATCTTCGCAGGCGTCGCACATCTCAAAGGCGTACAACAGCCCGCCGGTGTTGCTGGTCTGATTAAATACCGTGGTGGTGATGTACGGGTCCATCACCATTTCCAGCACTTCGTGGGAAAGGGTCACGGTCCAGGATAAACCGTATTGCTTGTCGGTGCCGGCGAACACCTTGCCGACCGGTTGCCCGGACGGAGTTAAATCGTGATAACCGAGCGCACCCTGCACGTCGGAATTATCCAGAATTTCCAGCAGCCAGTCGTTCGGGCGCAATTCATCCTTGCTGCCGATCACGCGCAAATTGGCCGTAGTGCCCCACACCGGGGCGAAATCCCGGTCCAGTTGAATTTGCATCGCCGCTACGGCAGCACTGGTTTCTGCTGCATCGACCACGGTGGAGGAATTTAATATCGCGATGCGCGGGCCGAATTGCGCGAAGCGGCCGTTGTTCGGATCAGTGCCGCTGGCCGTCGGGCTGGTGCCGGAAGTACTTGGCTTGGCCGGCGTGGCCGGGCGTGGATTATTCGGCCGGGTGTAATTCGGCGGCTTCGGAGTACCGAAACTAACTCCGGGTGGTAATGTAGGCATTCGACTATCTCCGGGTTGACGATAGCCGAAATTAACCGCCCCGGCAACTAATCGGATTCTCCTATCATTGATCTGGCATTTAATATTTTCCCCATAAACGAAAAATTCCCACGATGACACCAAGCGTGCCCAGCAACACGCCCCAGGCGGTGAGAAAACGCAGGCGCCGTCGCTGGCGAATTTCCTGTTGCGTTCGGAGCAATTGCCAGGGACGATAGATTTGCATTCAACCCTCCCCTGGAAATAGTTTTTGCCAAGCGTTCGGATTAATTGGCTCACCCTGCTGTTGCCATTCCAACGCCAATTGCCGGGCAATGTGCGGATGCTGTTCGAAAATATAATTCACCGCCCAGGCCACCCCGACATAAAATGCGGTGCGGCCGGTAAAACTGCCGCCGTCATTGCGCGGCCATAAGCGCATCGCCACATCCACCGCCTCCATACGTAGTTTATGCTCCGGTGGGATGGGACAAAATGGCTCGGTATTATCAGGCATGGTTTATCTCCTAGAGTAGCCGGCGGGCGATTTTGCGCGCCAGTCGCAGATGCCGTATTTGCGCCGCCATGTGTTGTTTATTGCCGCGGAGAAAATACGCCGGATGGAACAAATGCCACACCGGGCCGTAATCGGAAAGATAAATCTTGCCGAAGCGATCACTGAGCGGGCCGAGATAATGGCTCACCGCCCAGGCCGCGGTGCGGCCGAAGGTTAATAATACCGCTGGTTGATATTTTTCCAGCGTGCGTTGGAAGCGTTTAATCTCGGCGCGAAATTCCGGCTTGACTTCACCGGGGCGGGTGAAAAAATATTCAATGCGATTGTTCGGAGGGCGGGTCTGAAAGGGATTCAGCACGATGCAGTTTTTCCGCTGGATTTTCGCCGTGGCCAGCATTTCGTTCAATAATTGCCCGGACGGGCCAACGAACGGCCGTCCGGCTTGGGCCTCTTGTTCGCCCGGCGCTTCACCAATAATGATTATTCTATTCCATTTGGCGGCGGGGGGAATTTGCGGCCGCACTCGCTTATCGGCCATGATAGCGGCACTCGTGCAGTGGGGGATAAATCTTATAGAGCAACTGGCCGCGGCAATCGTAGACATATTGCACCCAGCCGAATAAACGCGAGTTGGTGGCGATAGTGGGGATTTCTTCGTACAGTTGATAACTGTAATTCATCGCCGCTCCTGTCGCGTGTGATAACCCTGGCTCGGAGTCAATACCGTCAACAGCATTTGCGCTGGTTGTTTATTCGAGGCGTTGCCCAGCATCCGTTCGCTGTCTTGCGGCGGAATAAAATGCTGGCCGGTTTTATACACCGTTCGCTTGCCTTGTTGCTGCACCAGGATTTCTCCCTGCACCACGTAGGCTAATTCATTTTCCCGGCTGCGGTGTGCGGGGGTGTGCGCGCCGGGGGCAAATTCCACCAGATATTGCCGCAATTCCTGCTGGCCGTCGGTGATGGCTTTGAATTGCCGCAGGGTAAATTTAACCCCAGGATAGGCTTGCTGCACTTCGCCAATCGGCGGGTCTTGATAAAATGGTTGCTGCAATAAATTTGGCGCCGGGAGTTCCCCGGCTTGCGCGGTAATCAGGCAGATTATTCCGAACCATGCGGACATGCTATCGATTCCAACGAAAACGGGGCAGCCGGCATGGCTACCCCGTGTACTTTATCGGCGCGGTGGGCGGAAGTTATTTTTCCAGCACGATACCAAATATCTCACACAATCGCTGGTGATCCGGTTGACCCTTTTTGCTGTTGCGATGCCCACCGAACAAGCCGTAGTTAAATTCCGCGCCGCAATAGCGGCAGGCGTAATTCTGCGTCATGCCGCCGCGCGGGCCTTGCGTCATGCAAGCGATGTTGCCGCAGTCCGGACAATTACCGTGGCCGATGGCTAATAATTCGCCGCTGTCCAGCCATTCAACCGGTTCGGTGGTTATTTGTACGCCCGGCGGCAACATGGAAGATTACTCCGCGACAGTGATTCTGGTCTCCGTGGATATTTTACGGAGATTCGTTGGGTTATCGAACTCAATGGGGCAGGCCCCTCCCTCACATTTTAACGCCTCGTCATCGTAGCTTTCGAATGCCACCCGATTGGTGATGAACGACATAAATTCCTGGTATTCAGCTTCCGTAATGGGTTGTTCGGGGACATACCCAAATATCCGCGCGCTTTCCTGCCAATCCGATTGCGGCAACACCGAACACACCTTGGTATGCGGCTGGTGATCGAGGATTAATTGCATATAATCGGTGAAATCGGTTTGCTGCGGATCATATTTCAAGGTGTAGCTGACCTGATTGCCGCGCTCGCCACCAAGCCAGAACCGCTCCAACAATTGCAGCCATTGATAATTCTCCGCCGGCGAGGTTTCATCGGCGGTAATGACGTTTTCCGCGCCCATTAAATCGACAATCGGTTGCTTGGTGGGAAATCCGACGATATGATGATCGGGGTATTTGGCCGAGATATCGCGGGTCGGATAACCACGGGATTTTAATTCCGCCAGATCGGGATCGTTGACGTGATATTGCACCCAGCGCAGATAATGCTTCAAGGCCGGTAGATGGCAACCCTCGGTGCAAGCCATCACCTTGGAAATAGTGCCGGATGGCTTGATCGTGGTGACGGTGTGCGGCGGGGTGAGGTTTAATTCGCGGGAAATTTCATCCGCCGCCCGCTCAGTGTGCCGGCGCAGGCTGTCGATGAATAACCAGAAATCCTGCACCCGACGCGCCTTGTCACGCATCTTGGGATCGAAAATATAACCATCATGCACGTTGGCCGGCTTGAAGGCGTGCGCGTGATAGGAAATCATATCGCGGAACGTCAGGCCGAAATGCGTCCAGGCAAATTCGTGAATGCCCGTCAGCCCAACGCCGATGCGATTGGTGCGCTTGACTTCGGCCGAATAATCCGCACGCATCAGATTAACCCGCACCAGGAATTTCGCCAGCAATTGCACCGCGTCAATCGCTTCCGCCTTGGAATGCGCGTGCGCCAGGCACACGTCACCGATTAAACAATAACCACCGTAGGTGGCCAGCACGATTTCGCCGCACGGGTTGGTCAGGAACGGATTTTTCAGTTGCATCACGTGGCCCAGCACATTTTCGATCATGTCCTGGGTGCGCGGGTGCAAATCCGGATAATTCGCCAGATTGATATAATTGTCGCGGCTGATGCGGTCCATGCCGTCCTTATTATTGTTCATCTTATCGACGTTGATGAAACCCGGCTCGCCGGTGGCATCGAAATACGAGGCAGCGGCGATGGCTTCGAATACCCGCCGGGCGTGGGAGGGTTTCGGGGAGCGGGCCTTGTCCCAAAAATCCTCATCGACCAGAATGGAATTATTCGACGACCAGAGAAAACCACCGCGCTTGATATCGACAAATTCAATCACATCGCGGTCGCGCCAATGCTTGACCGACATACGAGCGGATCGCCTGACCCCGCCCATTTGCACGCAAGCCGCCAGATAATGATCGATAAATAAGGCTTGCCGCCACGGTTTCATGTCGGTGCCTTTGATTGAGGCGATTTTCGCCAACGCGCGCATTAATGCCAGCGGCCCGGAAGCCGGACGACCCTGCAAACCCATAATCGGGGCGCCAGCCGGACGCACCTGGGAAAAATCAAAAATAAATAACTTGTCGCGATGCTTGCCCTGCCACGCGGCGGTTTCTAATATTTCCACGCACTTGACCCAGCCTTCGCGGGAATCTTCCACGGTGAACCAGCGCACCATCTCGGAATCGCTGTCATATTTGTGCTGGGCATCACGCTTGGCATCGAAATAACCATTAAATTCCACCGCATTGAAATCCGGATGGGTTTCGTCCAGTACCAGGCGGAGGTTCGGCATATTATTCCAATCAACCCGGCAGCAGGCGGAGGAATAATCCCGTCCTACCCCGGAGCCGCGCAGCAATAAACGAAACAACATGAAGGAAAACATCGCCGTCGAGCAATTGGTGAATAATTCCATAATCTTGTTCGGCTGCTCGTGATCGCCGTTCTGCAAATGCCGCCCGGAGGTAGGAATTACCCCAGCCACCGCCAATTCCAGCGTGCGTTGATATTCCGCCGCCAATCCCTTGTCAGTGAATAAACTCGGCTGGGTTTCGCCGTCGTTGTTGCGCCAGCGCGGATCGAGCAAAAAATTGCCGGTGATGACCTCGCTGATGCGTTCGGCGTAGGATTGCATGTCGCCGTTGGCTTTGCGACGGGAATATTTATTATTGAATACGGATAAGGGCATCCCCTCCGGTACTTGATAAACTCGCGTGGTGTGGCTGGCGTAAGCGGACAGGCTGCGACTGGCGTTGGGGTTGTCGAAAGCAGGCATGGGATTTCCCTTGAGTTTGTGGCAGGTTATTTAATAACGCGAGTGGGATTATTAGATGCGCCGGCTGATAAGCGCCTGGGCGCCGACGATCAGATGCTTGCAAATGCCCAGGTTGAGGCGGGGATTAGTAACTTCGGGATATTCGCCGTTGGAACGCAGTAAGCGGGCTGCTCCGCGATAAAACATGGCAAATTCCCAGACAAATAACCAGCGATGGCAATTGCAATCAAAAACAATTGCTGGACATTTGGACAGGGCGCCCGTGTAGGCAGGATCGAGCGGGCGGAAGGAACAGAAATGCCCACGTTCCGGCGGCGTGTTGGGTTTTTCGGTGATAGTCTCGCACCTTAATACTTTACGCCGGGTATTGTCAGATAATTGTACCACGCGCGAGACCCGCACCCACTTGGAATTTTTCCAATCGACGGTGCCGCGCGCCGCCATCAAGGCTTTGCGTAATGAAACCGGCTCCGGCCGGGGAGCCACAACGCCGCGCGGGATGGTGCGATTGCGCGGCGTGGAGACGTGTTGAATGGGCATGGTGCCTCGGTGGTTTAATTGTACGCGACCACGACAGCATAAATTATAGCTGCCGGGCCATCAACAATAAACCATCGAGGCGGATCGAGGGTAGTTGCTAGGCGGAGCTTACCTTACCGCAATGTAATCCAGCGGTTAGTCAACTCGGCAAGGTGATGATTTCCGTCCGCCCCGGTCGGTCGCTGATAATAAAACTGCGACCTATTTGCGCGATGTGCAAGCGCAGATCAGCGTCATGCAAGGTGGCAAGTTTGCCATCAGGGGGAATAATAAATTCCGGCTTGGCGGGTGTTTTCGGCAAAAAGCTGACGATGGTAAGCGGCTCGGGAAGGGTTTCGCGTTCCTGCGCTGCGGTGATGGTTAAAGCCGCAGCACGGCCAGGGCCGGGCAAATCTGCCGGCTCAGGTTCATTGGTTTGTTGATAACGGCGCAGCATGGCGGATTTATTCAGTCCGCGCCAGGATGATTTCGACATAGCAGATAACCTTCAATGGTACGCTGCTAGTTTACTCCATGGTTATCACCTGGAACAAATGCACCGCGATTAATCCGCGTGAGGCGCGCTCAACGAATAAATTCGGGATATTATATTTTGCCAGCATGGCGTGGGTGGCGGCTTGGTCGTTGTTGTCGGTGGTGACGAAATCCTGCACCATGTCCTGATCGCCAAAGCCGAATTGACTGGCGATTTGCGCCAGCAAAAACGGCGGCAGATAACGACCGGGCTGATCCACCAGCGACACCACCAGATGCCGCAGCGGTAGTTTATTTTGGATTTCCTGCCAGTATTGCACCAGAATATTTTGCGGCGGAAGATGCAGCGAATGCGGCTGCAACAGGTTTTTCACCGCCGAAGGATTTTGCCGCACCAATTGCATCAAGGCGCGCGGATCGTACGGGCGCTGGGCAGATAATTGCCGAATCGCGGCAATTGCCTGCTGGGTGGCCGGTGATATTGCCATATCCAGGCAATCAATGGCTGGCATCGGCAGGGCCTTTCGGAAGCAAAGGGACAAAATAATCTACGGATAATATTAATTGCTCGCCGTATTTGGTTTCCAGAACCGCGCGGCCGTCCGGCTGCCAGGAATGAAAGGTGAGAATATCGCCGGCTTGGCTGCCGGGCAAATAACTGCTGTAATGCGGTAAATGTCGCACCGGCGGCGCGGCTTTTATTAATCGTACCAACTCGCCGGCGGCGAGGTTCACGATTTCAGTTTATCGTCAATATTGATCTTGGTGTTGGGGCCAATAAGGCCGCCTTTGTACAGCATCTCTGCCATGTGCGCTTCGGTGGCACCGGAAAATATCACCACATCCAGCGGCAGATTGGTCTCCGCGCCGTCGATGCGGATGAAGGTGGAGCCGAGTTCCTTGCGGAATTTATTCAGGTTGGCCAGCGACAGGCCGATAATCAGGATATCCTTGCCGTTGCCGTCCTTGGCGAGAGCTTTCATCATGCTGGCTACTCCGTTATTTATTCCGCCGTTGCGCCCGATTGCTGCCGCCAGTGAAGTGGCGCATAAGTTCCTGGCCCTCGGGGGATTTGGCCCATTCATCGGATTCCTCGCGCGAGGCGTCAAATTCGCCATTGATTAATCGATTTAATATTTTCTTAGTTGCCGGACCACCGATTTTATTCAATTCGTTGATTAATTCTATTTCCGGCAGAGCGTGCGGCGACAGGTAATCGTGAAATTCACCGGTGCGGGCGCGGGCGGCTAATTCATCCAGGCCCACTTTGGCTAGTTCATCGGCAAGATAATCCTTGGTGTGTTGGCCTTTGGCTCGTGACATTTTATTTCTCCTGTTGCTAGAGTTATTATCTAGGCGGAACGACTCCGATCTGGCGGTGGTATTTTCCCCCTTTGCCGTTGAAGCGGTCGGCGTAGGAACGATTGACGTGGCCGAGTACCCGATGAAAACTGACCTGGGCGATACCGGCGCCAGGATAAATCCGAATCGGGCGGAAGTTGTGGTTGGAGATTTCCAAGGTTAAATCTCCTTCGAAGCCGGGATCAATAATGGTATTCTGCAACGCCAACCCGCAGCGGGCGTAGGTGGATTTATCACTGACGTGGCCCATCACATCGCGCGGCAGGCGAAAACACTCCATGGCTTTGGCGAGAATAAATCCGCCAGGGGCCAGATCGAAATAGCCGTTATAGGGGACGGTAAATTCGTCGGTGAATAAACTGTCCTTGTCCATGATATCGATGGTGTGGTGGAAATCCTGGCCTTGTTCCTGGGTGGTGGAAAAATCAATGAAGGCGCGGAATTTATAATCCAGGCGAATATCGTAGGTGCAAGGCCCCAAGCCGTACGAGGGCAGACCGCGCTCGCTGCGTTGGTTGACAAAAAACGGAAACAGCGGCTCGCCGTTGTTTTGATAATACAGCTTCAACAATTCGGCGTCGGATAATACCCCCGCCCCGGCCAGCGGCGGGTCCATGCTGCGGCGCAGCGGCAACTGAAAGCGTTGCGACATGACGAATTAACCTCCAATAATTATTTTACCGCCAATCGGCGCAGATGTTTTTCCATCTTGCCGTTGTAGCAAGCGCCGCTGGCGTGGTGTTCGCACGGCTGATTGCTGAGAAACCGCACCGCCATTTCGTTGAGATATTCCAGGCGGGTGTGGCACGGCCGCGCTTCATATAAGCGTCGGGTAGCCTGCCGGGTCGGATTTTCCAGCCAGCGTTGCACGCTGCGATAACGCCGGCGATATTCGCGATGCCGCTTGCGTTGGCTGCGGCGGATTTTATCCGTCACCAGATAGGTGAATAGCCGCAAGGCGGGTTTTTTATCCCGCCCGACTTCCAAGGCTTTTTCCCGCGACAGGTAGGCGACGGTGTAATCATGCACCTTGATATTATATTTGGCCTCGATCATTATCACGTAGGCACGCAATTGTTCCAAATAACGCTGGTTGGGATAATAGCCTTGCTGGATGGCGAATTTTGGCTTTTCGAACAAAAAATTGCTGGTGGTCTTGAAATCGACCAGATGGTAGCGGCCGCGTTTATCACGCAAAAGAAAATCAGTGTGCCCGGTCAGGCCGTGCCATTCAAATTCCAGTTCCTTGTACGTCAAATAATCGGCGCAATCGGTTTTGCCGTGCGGACAAACCGCCCGCTTGGCGTGGTTGAAGGTGGAAAATTCCTGCACCCGGCCGCAGCGGTGAATAATCTTCGTGCGTTTGTTGCCGCTTTCCTGCAAAACCCGCGTGCATTGCCAGTCGCCAATCAATTCATCCGGCAGGCTGTGCGGGCCGACGGTTTGCCACAGATTGTGCAAGGCGTGGCCAATATTAAAATAAAACCCGGATTCAAATTCCACGCTGCGCTGCGGTTGCTTGGCTTCCAGGGCAAATAAAATCGGACAAAACGGCAAGCCACTGACGCGAAAGCGCGGCGGCTCGGCAGGCAAAAAATAATGGCCCTGCTGGACTGCCAGCAGAGCCTTGCGAACGGGATGGCTCAAGTTAATGCCTCGTTGCTAGCCGGCGGTAAAACTACTTTACCGCCGGCGGCGGGGAATGGTTACGGCTTCAACACCCCAACATCGGTCTTGATCTGACCCAGGAGTTTATTAACCTCGGTGAGATTAACCGGCGAAGCGGCCAGCAATGCAGTCAGGGAATTTAATTCCTCCAACACGGTCTGATGGGTGATGGCGGTGCCGACGATATTCGGTGCCGCCGAAGCGGTCCAATTATCCGCCGGCTTGGACTTCCACCACCAGTTATTATCCAGGTTCATCTGGTAGATGCGATGCTCCCGCGCGCTGTAGAGCAATTTAACCACCCGCTCGGTGGCGGTGTCGGGGGCGCCATTGACCGCGATGCGCAAACCGTTGGCGGCAGTATTTACCAAGGTCCATTTGGCGCCGGTGGCATCAATAATCGCGCTGTCGGAAACCTCGTCAACCAAGGTGCCTTCGGCGGATTCATTTACCACCGGCGGTGGCGGCGTAACCACCACATTATTTGCCGCCTGCTGGAACAGCCAATCCCAATATTTTTGCCCCTTCGGCAATGGATAAAAATCATCCCACACGTCATGGCCGTAGCCGGGGACTTCCTCGTAGGTGAATTTGCTCAGTTTATTCGACGCTTTCACATTGCGATCCCAATCCAGCGGCACCGAAGTATCGTTGGCGCCGTGGATGGCGTAAATCGGCACATTGGCCAGAGCGGTTAATACATCCGCATTCGGCTGGGGAAAACCGTAGGAATAAACTGCGCCAGCCAGGGGCAGGAAGGCGGCGAAGATTTTTTCTTGCCGGCCAGTTTGCGCATTGAATTGAATCGCCGCTTCCCAGGAGCCGATGCCGCCCATCGAATCTCCGGTGACGTACAGGCGATTTTTATCCACCTGATTGGCTGCGGCGACTGCCTTCGCTATCGCAACCGCTTGTTTTTCACAATTGGTGATCTGGCCGTTGACGCCGCCCCAATTCACGTCGTTATTATTGTTCCAGCATTGCGGGGCGACGATGTAGGCGGGATATTTGGAGCGCCACGCCACGGTATTAAACCACGGCTCCAATTGCGCGGGAATGCCGGAGGCATTTTCGAACTGATGCAAAAACAGCACCAGCGGATAAGTTTTGCCCGCCTCGATTTGCGCCGGCGGCAAAATAAAATACGTCATGCCGCCGAGGGTTAATTGCTGCCATTGCCCCTTGGTGACAGTGGTGGTCGGGGGAATTTGTCCCCCCGTCGGATCACTGACTTGCGCCCAAGGGTCGGCGGCCAGTTTCTTTTTCCACCAATTGTTGTCGGCGTTTTGCTGATAAAATTCGTGGCCAAGATAAAACCCGCGCACCACCCGCCCGGTGCTGTCATCCGCTACACCATTGACCGCCACCTTGCCGTCAGCGGTGAGGGTCCATTTATCCCCGACCGAATTGATAATCGGCGGATCGTTGGCCGAGGTTATGGAAGTGCGATCCTTGCTTTCGGTAAAAACCGGCGGCGGTGGCGGCGGGGGATTATTCCCCAGGGCGGGATCGGTCTCGGTGCCTTTCCAAATAACCTTAGCCCAATTATTTGCCTTCACGTCCTGGCGGACGTTGCCGTTGCCATCCACCGCGCCGCAGGGCTGGGTGTTGTTGCAATTGGACGAATTGTTCCAGAGATAAAAAGTCGAATGCACCCGCAGCGGATATTTATTCATATAGCGATCCACCAGGGTTTGCACGTAGGATGGATCGTTGGCCGCCTTCATGTTGGCGCCCCATTCACCAATCAGCACCGGGGCAATATTATTCTCCGTCAGGTAGCCGTAGATTTTCATCGCCTGCTGGTATTTGGCATCACCGCCGTCGGGATTGAAGCCGGAAGTCTCCACCGGATAATCATGCACCGAATACACCACGCGCGGCTTGGATAATTGCAGCGGGTTGGCCTGCACTTGGCTGAGATCGCCCCACGGTGCCTTGCCGGCCGGGCCACCGGAATAATCCTGGCTGCCCTCGGCAATAATCAGCCAGTCGGCGTATTTGAGAATTTCGTTGCCGGCTTGCTGATAGGCGAGGCGCAAATTGCGCGCGACATTATTGGTCGTCCAGTCGGCGCCAAAGCCATAATTAATCGGCTCATTGTGCAAATCAGCGCCGATGACCGATCTACGCCCAGCGTAGCGTTGCGCCAGAGTGGCCCAATCCTTGACCCATTGCGCATGAGTGGTGCCGCCGTTGCGGCCGCAGCCGTCGTTATTATCCTTGGCGGCATTATACTGGCCTTCGTTGGTATCGTACCACAGGCCGTTGGCTTGCTGCGCCCAACAGGGTTCATTTTCGCCATTGTTGGCGTGATTATCCAGAATAACCTTCATGCCGGTGGCATCGGCAGCGGCGATGGTGCGATCCAACAGCAACAAATCGCGGTTGCTGCTGCGGATATATTTATTCAGCCACGACACCCGCACCACGTTGGCGCCTTCGCTCAACATCTTGCGGAAATCTGCTTCGATCTGCGCCTGATTATCCGCTGGCCAATAATGAAAACCGGATAATCTGACCGGGCTGCCGTCGGGGGCGAGGATCAACGCACCCTTGACGGAAAAAGGTCCGTCCGGCAGCGGCTTGGCGCTGGCGGGAGTATTAAATAAGCCGAAGCAAGCCACTGCCCCGGCCAGTAGATATTGGCGAAAATTGCGCATGGAATATTCCTTATGGCTGAGAACCTAGAGAATTAACAACACTGTACGTGCAACAACTCTGAAAAAGCCGTTCAAACCGGCCAGATTTGCACGATTTGATCGTAGCGGCGCAGCCGCTCCGGCAGACTGGTGTAGCTACGATTGATGCAATAGGTGGCCTCGCGCATGGTGGCGCGGTCGCAGCAATCGTGCAGTTTATTGCTTTGCCAGTACCAGCAGGCACTATGCACGCCGCCAAAATAGGTGGAGAGATAATCCGCCAACACCGCCAAATCCAGGCTTTCGCTGGCGGCGAATTGCTGATAATTATCCCGCCCGGTCAATTGAATTAACCCCCGACCGCGAAACTGCCAGCCGTCATCGGAGGCAGCGGAGCCGTTGCCCATACGATTGGCGTAGACGTAATTGGCGAGTTTTTGCGGTTGATGCGCGTACACCGCTGCGGTAGCAGCGTCAGGAAAACGATCCGGCCAGACTATCGGCAAACGGTCGGCGCGATAATTAAGATTTTCCACCAGCCGGGTAAAATCGGCGGATTCGTGGGCCAGTTGGGCGAGAAACACCTGCAACTGGCCGGGGTTGTCGATGCCGTAGCGGGGTGGAAAATACAGCAGGGCGGCGGTTAATTCGGCGATCAATTCCAGTTTAAGTTGCGGCGCCAATTGGGCGACAAATTCACGGGTGATGGGCACGGGCTAATCCTCCATCGATCAGCCCGAAATTATCCGTGGTGTTATTCGTAGCCGCGCGGCGGCACATAATTCGGATCGACTGCCTGGATAGCGGCGTACATCGCGCTCAAGTACGCCGGAGATAAATTCAAATCGTTTTCCTGCCCAGGCCGATAGGCGTTGCCGACCGCAGTTTGCAGTTTGCGCGGCACCATAAACCAATGCGTGCGGCACATCAGTAAGCGACGCGGAATAGTTTTCTCGCAGCCGGGCACGGCGCAAGTGTGTTGGTGCGCAGTAGCGGTGGTGGTGAAGCTGGATTTGTTCATGGATAACTCTCATTCCCCCTCGGTTTCTTCCACAGCGCGGGCCTCGACAGCGCGCAAGCGAGAAATTTCCCGCTCGATGTATTTTACCGCGCGCTCCAAGCGCGGCAGGTAAATAAAATCCGGATGCAGCCCCGGCCACCACAACTGGCGGATGGCGGCGGCGATATTAAACGTCATCGGCTCGATCACGTCCTGGGCATCGATGGCGGCAATCGGATGGCTGGTCTCGGAAAATAAAATCTCCGGCTCGACTATCGGTTCACCGGCCGGCTCAGTGGCATTGGCTGGACGGGTTTCACGCGGACGACGGGACATGGCGGATATCTCCCTGGACAGGGAAAAATTACCCGGCAGATAATTCAACAGTCCGGCCCGGCTGCGGCATCAGTCTCGACCTGGGCGGATAATTCCTCGGCCAATAAATCAATCTGTTCGCCATGGCCGACGGACACTAAAAACAGCAACTCTACTTGCTCGTGTATATTTAATTCGAGAAAGGTGTGAAACAGGCGGGAATTTTCCACTGCCCCGGCCAAGCCAGCGCGCAATTGGATCAACAATTCCCTGGCATCCAAATCCGGCGACAACACCAACGGCAAGGCGGCAGCGTTGTCGTTATTATTATCCGCGTTGTTATTATTGGAGTTATCAGCATCGTCAGGCGACGGCGGGGTTGGCAGATGATCGGATGGCATGGCAAAACCTCATGGATTAAACCGGGGCAGATTACGTCAGCAACACCGGCCAATTGATCGAGCAACGCAAGCCAAAACGCAGAGGATGGGCGGCATCGTTCTTGGCCGGCATGATGATTAAATATGCGGCGGCCAACTTAGTATCGATACTGAGGGAAATCTGATAAGGCGGAGAAATATAAGTCAGCGGCATCAGACGCAAGGCTTGCCGGCCCAAATCGTTAAACTGCACGTCATAATAAGTCACGGTGTCACCAGCACCGCGTTGATAACGCGCGCAAGTTCCAATCGCACGGGAAAATAAAATCACCGGGTAGGGAGGCGCGTCCTTGACCATAGCAAACCTCGATTAAAACCGGGTTGGTGCCACCAATTGCGCACCTCGACGGGATTCCTCGACAGTAGCGGTCAGTTTATCCACCGCATTGGTCAGAGCGGTCAAATGTTCGCTGATGCGGCGTTGCTCGTCGACGCCCTCCTGCAACAGATCATAAATCTCACGGCGGAAAAACAAATCGGTGCGGGCGGCCTCAACCCGCTCGGCGGTTTCCAGCAATTCGGCCTTGGCGCGGCAATAAATCAGCCAATGCGTGTGCAGATAAACATTGACGTGGCGGGAGGCGACGAAATGGATTTGCAGCCAGCGCGGATTGGGGTTGACCACCAGATAACCCTGGTGGCGGTGCATCCAGATATGCTCATTAAATTCCGGGCTGGATGCCAGATTGGTGCCAATTACCCGGCCGATGGAATATTCTTCCAGCTTGGTAAAACCGTGGCGGTGCAGCCGGTAGTCAAATTCGGTATACTGAGAGCGAACCACGCGCAGCCACGCCCGCGGATAATACTTATTAACCCAGCCAGCCGGTCGCCACCAGGTTGCCGACAGATCGGGCTGGCGGGGCTTGGTGTCCTTATCAGCGTGGGATTTAGGCAGGCGCAGCTTACGCAATTGCGCTTCGCGCAGTTTGTAAAACGCGGCACTGGACAGCGGGGCAAAATCGTCACGCACTTCGGGGATTTGCAGCATGGAGTACCTCAGAGCTATCGGCCCATCAAGAGAAAAAACCGGGTGATGACGTTACCACCCGGTGTACTTTACCTTGAGTACTATCGGCGCTACATCTAGCGCAAGGTGATTAAACTCACGGCGGCAAAGCATCCCAATCGCGTTGACAGCGGGCGGTTAATAGCAACCCTCTATCATCGGAGAGAAACAAGGTGAGGTTGGCCAAACCGGGTTCCACCAGCAAATCCAGCCGCAGGCCGGTTAATAAACGCGGGCGGATGTGGAGAAATTTGTAGCCAAGATCGGTTAGAGTGACAGATTGATATTGGTGTTGATGACCGGATACCACTAAATGCTGGGCGTAGCCGATCAAGTGATCCAATATACGTAATTCAATCGTCTCGGGGGCAGTGGGGGAGGAACTGTTGTCCAGCATACCGCTGTGGCGGGAGAATAAGTGTAAACTCATGGCTTCCTCCGAGTTTAATGGTTAGACGTTGGGTGATGATTCCCCACCACATTGTGCAGTAGAATGACTGCTGGTTATAAATTGAACTGTGCCTACGGTACCACGGTACAATTTACCATGGAGTGAGTCTGGAAATAAGTACATGAATAGCTTACCCACCAGATGATTAAATTTGGTAAGGTGTAACGGTGTTAGGATAGACGTGGAAGTAGGCTCAGGAATTAATCGTTGGGCAGACTAGCTCCGGTGGGCCATGGGGCGAGGGCAATTTTTATTAGTTATTTATCCGCTGTCCCATATTTGCGGCCGTCCGAATAGCTGATAAAACAATAAAACCAGGCTGGTCTGATTAGGTTCTATATTGTAGCTTGTGGGATAATATTGCTTGGTCTGGGTTAATTCGAATATTTCCCAGCGTTTTAATTGCGCCAGAATATTGCGCCAGAATTTATTAATCCGCCGCGGCTTGCCACCGCGGATAAACAACTCGCGATCAATTTCTACCGTCAGTTCCGGCCAGGGGAGAAATCCCTTATGCCGGGTGCGATTATCCGCTTCCCGTACGGTGAATTTATTAAAATAATTGGCTAAATTCGCCACGTATTCGCCATTTGGTTGCCCACCCCGCCGCCGCGCTACCTTGCGGCTCAACAAGGCCCAATTATTTGGCTGCCGGCCCTGCCGCCACTGGCGGGTATTTTCCTTGAATTTTTCATATTCCTTGGCCTCGACAATGGCATGAAAATGAATATTGAATATTTTTCCGCCACTATCCAGCACGCGGAAGCCGATTTCCGCCTGCATCACCAACGGCCCGGCGATATTATCACTGAGAATTTGCTGATAATCCGCCCGCACGTGCGGATAGGCCGCCACCGCCTCGGCGTAACTGGCGTAATCGCGGCAATTCGGCAGCGAGCCGGTGACATGCACCGGATTTTGCCAGTTTATTGCCGCGATCTGCCGCAAGCCGGCCTCCCGCCACGCACACCGTCGGGCCAGATGATGCAGACTGGCGGCGGTGAATTGTCCGCGCAACAGGCTGTCAAATTCCCGTTGGGCGATATTTTCCTGGCGAAAGAACCGGCGCATTCGCTGGTAGATACTGAGCAGTTGCTCCAATAGTTTATTCGCTAAGATCGGCAATAGATTTTCCCCGGCAATTGTTTTCAATTGCTGGTACTTTACTGATCCCAGCGGCAGTAAAGTTAACCAAAGCCAGACAGGAATCTCCGTGAAACTCCCGGCCAATTATCATGTGAAACTGGTTGTCGAAGCGATCAATCCTGCACCGGGGCAAGCCCCCAGCAGCACCACCATTTTATTGCGCCATGCCCGCATCATGTTGGCGGAAGGCAAAGGTTTGATGGAGTCGAAAAAACGCGGCGGCTGTCTGATGCTCACCTACGATAGCGTGGAACTGGTGAAGGATAATCCTGATGACAAGCCGCGACCCTGATCCGTGGGGCATAATCGCCATTATCTATGGGGCGCTGTGTGGCGCCCTGTTGGTCATCGGCATTTTATTGCTAATGTCGCACTTTGCCGGACCTGACCTTGAGCCACCTAAGCCGGAGAAAAAATATTTCTCCCTATAAATGGAACTGCTGCATGTCGGAACCACCATTGATTAAAATTCCCTCGAACGACAACGCCGACCGCCCGGTGATGAATACCCGTGGCACGGTTCCGGTTTTTATTCTCGGGCTGTTTCTCTGGCTGTTGATCGTTCTCTCGGCCATCTCCATCTATCAGCGGGACAATTATCTGCCGCTGGCTTGTCTGCTCAGTATATTGCTGGTGGCGATGATTTGGGTCCGGCTGATTAGTCATCACCTGATATTCTACAGCCCACGTCGGCGGAATTTTGTTGACCAACTGGCGCTGATCTTAGCAGTATTTTGCGCCATCGGCGTATTATATTTCTGGTACTACGGCTAGAAAAAGGCAGACAATCATGCCCGGCAAATATACCATGGAATTGTGGCTATGCCAACATTTGCTGCGCCCGGAATCGGCGGTGATCGCTGGGGAGATTTTAATCTTCACCGGTGAGGGGGAAATTCCCCCAGCCGTGGTCACGGAATTGCGCCGCGGGCAAAATGCCGCGGTCAAGCCGGAATATACCCTGTACTTGAAACTGTTGGATTGCACCACCGATGAACAGGCGGCGCAATTAACCTTCGCCGCGGAATTGCGCCAATATAAAATCGGTGGGAAATTTTCCCGCTGGCTGTTGGAATTTTGCCCGTTGGCCGAGCAACCAGAGATTATGCGCAACTCGCCGTTGCCGTGGGATTTAATTGCCCCACCGGAGAACGCCTGATGCGCCGGCTGAGTTCGCTGTTGTTCATCGTGCTGATGGCCATTCTGCTGGTGCTTATTGTGCGGGGTTGCACCGAATTGCTGGTAAAATAACAGACCAGCCCTAATCATTTTCCCGGCTATTCGTTCGGTTATTAACCGCCGAAGGATTTTCCATGCTTCCGCCCGCTCGTCGGCAATTGATTATTCTCGATTGTGCGCTTGCTTTTGTTTCTATGGCTCAAAACGAATATAATCTGCAATTCCATGGCCTCGCACCGCCACGGGAATTGTTCCTGCACCTTGCGCATTTGCTGCGCCACGTCCGGCATTTATTGTTGCCGCTGAAAGCGGTGTGGTTCAATAATGCTGGGCATCTGGAACGGCAACTCACCGCCCAGGGGCAGTTGCTTGGTGGTTATTATCAATCCGGCCGGCATGTGGTGCATCTGCACAAACTGGTAGTGGTGCCGGTGCAGTGTGATGCGAAAACCGAGTGGCAATTGCAGTTTTACGCCATGGGGATCACCGATGTTGCTTACCCTTAAATATCCGACGTGGCAGCGCAAACTGTTGACGGTGGTTGGCATCGTCGCGCTGTTGTTGGTGGTTAATCTGGTCGGACATTGGTTAGCGATTTATTTGTTTGGGGAACCGTAAATAATGCAATCACCGCGACCGCCGGTACTCCTGGTAGTACTGACCTTGCTCGCTGCGGCCAACGCCGCAGCAGCGATAATATTCAACTATTGGTGGTACGATGGAGTTCGTTGATAAATACCGCCCCCGCCGCCTTAAAGATTTGCTCGGCCAGCCGGCGGCGGTCTCGCGCGTGCAGGGAATGATTAATAATCAGCGCATCCCGCGGCAGATTTTAATCAGCGGCCCGTCCGGAGTGGGTAAAACCAGTCTCGGTTATATTCTGGCGTATTTGTTCAACGGGGTTAAATACGGTCGGCCGTTGGCGGATTTGCAGGAATTTAATATCGGCACGGATCGCGGTATCGACCGTATCCGCGAAATCATCGCGGCGGCCAATTACGCGCCCCGGCGCAAATATCGCATCATGCTGCTGGATGAAATTCACCAAGCCACCGGCGCCGCTGCCTCGGCGTTATTAAAACCCATCGAGGATGCGCCGGAACGCACCATTTGGTTGCTTGTCACCAGCGAGCCACAAGCCTTATTGCCGGCAATTGTGCGGCGCTGTTATTTATTGCCCTTAGTGCAGCCGCAACCGGCGGATATTCTGCCACTGTTGCGCCGGGTAGCCGGACGGGAAAGACTGCAACTGCCACGGAAAAATAAACTATTGCGCGATATTGCCACTGCCGCCAACGGCCAGCCGGCCTTGGCGTTGCAATTGCTGCAAGGGGCGGCTGATAGTGGTGGAGCGGATTATGCCGCCATGTTGGCCGGGGCTTTTGCCGCGGTGCCGGATTTAGCCCCGAGCAATCTGGCGATAAAAATTCTGGTGTTTATCTATCGCCGGCGGCCGCAACTGGTGCTGGCTAATCTAACCCCAACCCCGGCGGCCATTCCGTTGTTAAATGCCCTGCTGACCATGAACGGCTGGTTGCTGCAAAATAAAATCGACCGCGCCCCGTGGCGCTCGCCGTTGACGGATAAACTGGCGCAGCACACCGAACAAATCTCGCTGGCTCGGGTGCTGCGGGTGCAAAATTCCCTGCTGGATGTACGGGCCGAAGTCCAGCGATTTATCCTGCCGGAACAGCATTTGTTGCCGGCGCGTTTGGCCTACATTGCCCAAAATAGAGGAAAAACCGCTAATGTCGTCTAATTTTTCGCCACGGATTCGCCATCAGCGCCAAGCGATTAATCTAAATTCCCCGGATACCAGCGATACTTCGGCGCGCATCAACCGGCAAACCTGGGGATCGCGTTACCGCGCCATTCTCAGCGCCAGCGGCTACAACACCGGGCGGCGGATTATCAAGGCGTTGCCGATAACACAATGGCTGGAACAAACCGAGCCGGCGACTTGGTTCATTGATGCGGATTATTTTTATTATTCGCTGCTGGATAATAAATTCTACGTCGATTTCACCAAATTCCGCGACCACAAGCACATCCAGCCGCCGATCAATTATTTTTCCGGTTATCTGGCCAACAACGAAAAGATTTTCCGTCTGTTCGGCCTGTTGCAGCAGGAAAAATTCCATCTGGTGACGAAGCAACGCGGCTTGCGGGTTGATCCGCGCGGCACCGAGGGATTATCCTTAGATCAATTGCTGCGGCAAGCGGAAAACCGCATGGCGCAAAATTCCCTCGCCCCGGAGATTATTGTCCGCATGATGGAGTTGGCCTGGAACGCCGATCTGCCGGAAATGAACCATGCGTTGATTTTCTCCCAGGATGTGCAAATCCTACCAGCGGTGCAGCATCTTGCCAGCCTGGATATTGCCACCACCATTGCCATTGCGCCCAACCGCAATATGAGCAATTATTTTCTCTCGCAGTTTGCCCATGTGATCGATATGTTCGAATTACTCGATTATTGTGGCGCCATCCAGCAACGCTACAGTCCACGCCGCAGCGAGGAAATGGATGTTGAGGAAGAATTTGCCAGCGAACAATAAAAAGGCTCCCGCATGATTACGCTGCATCAACTCCGGCTGCAAAACCATATAGTTTTCCGCGACCTTATTTGGAAAATGGATAAGTACCCTCTCCAAGTAGTGCGGGGATTAAATCTGGATCGGCGTTCACACTCGGCCAACGGGGTAGGCAAATCATTATTGGCCGCCAGCATCAGCAATCTTATCACCGAAGCCCCACCATTGGCGGTGAAAAAACGCGCGGCGCGGGATTTGGTGTTCGACAAGGCCCGGATTGAATTGCAATTAACCAACGGCGACACCCGCTGGGATATTGTCCAATTCGCCCGCAACAAATCGGTCAATTACAGCATCAGCCGGGATAATAAACCCCTCGATGTAAAGGCAATCGACACCGCACGTAAATTCATCCAGCAAGCCATCCCATTTTCCGACGATCACATCTATTCGCAGTTTTATATTTCCAGCTACCGCCCTTCGGTGCTGGCGGTCGGCTCGGCGGCCCGGCGCATGGATTATTTTGAGTCGGTGTTTGAATTGCGCATTTATGACGCGATGCGTCGGGCCTTGCTGCGGGAATTGCAGGAGGTTAATGCCAAGGCGGCGCAACAGCAAATTCTGCACAAGCAAAAGGCGCAATTGGCCGAGGCGGGGCAAAAAGATTTAGCGCCGCGCATCGCCAAAGCCCGTCAGCGGCGGGATAAATTGCGCCGGCAATTGGAGGAATTAAATCAACAGCACGCCGATCTCAACGGCTACATCACCTTAGCCGAGCAATTATCCTCCGAAGCCAGTCTGGTGGAATTGCAACGCCAGCGCCGGCAATATGATGGCGAATTAACCCGCCTCGATCACCGCTTGCGCAAATTGCAGCGCCGGCTGGGAGCGGCACGCACGCAGAAGAAAATCTACAAAGCGCGCAAGCGAATTATCCGCCGCTTATCGGCTCTGCCAGCCAGCCGTGGGGTGGAGGAATTACAGCGGTTGCAAAACGCGCTGAACGGCTGGATCGACAAATTGGAAACTATCGTCGAGCGGTATTACAAATTCGAGCGGTTCATCCTGCGCTACCATGCCATTGCTGCCAGCGTGCAGAATATCCCCTCGCCCAGCGAGCGCAAATTGGATAAATTGCAGCAGCAATTGGCGGAACATAAATTCCACCTGAAACAGCGGCGCAAGGTGCAAGTCGGCCAACCCTGTCCGTTGTGCGGGCAAGTGGTGCAACGCCAACAGCACGCCGAGGAAATTGCCCGGCTGCGGCAGATCGTTGCCGAGGATAAAAATCGCCTGTTCACCGCCGAGAGCGCCGCTTTCGTGCGTAAATTGCAGGAGAAATTGCCGCAGGAAATATTAACCTGCGATATTGGCGATGTGCAGCAACGCTTGGATCAGCAGCGGCAAAAAGCCCGGCGCATCGCCAAAGAATTAAATATCGCCCAGCGGCGGCAAGAGTTGCGCCGGCAATTGCGCCGGCTGCCGAGCATCACCGAATACGCCACGGTGGATCGCACGCAATTGCGCGCTGTCGAGCGGGAATTAAATAAAACCGAGGAAGCCCGCAACCGGGTCAACCACGATATTCGCTTGCTGCAAAAACTGGCCGAGATGCAGCAACCGTACGAAAATATCACCGCAGCGCGGCGGGCGCATCGCGGTATCCTGGCCGCCATTGGCGAGATTTCCCCGGCGCTGAACAAGGTGTCGGATAAACTACATCGATTTTCCGTGCAGCAATCGGAATATAATGCAGCCCGCCGCCAGTTGCAGGAAATCGAGGCGGAATTGAGTGAAATCGACAAAGTGGTGGAGAATAAAGATATTCTGCAAGCCTTAGCAGAAGCCTACTCGGCCAAGGGCATTCGGGTGATGCAGATTAATTCCCTGGCCAATGCCTACACCACGGCACTGAATAATCTGGCCCCCAGCCTGTACCCGGAGCCGATCAAATTCCACGCCGAAGTGGCACCGAATTTATTTTCCATCGTCGCCGAGCGGCACGGCAAAATCGGCGATGTGCGCTCATTATCCGGCTCGGAGTCGCGGCAATTCCTCGCGGTATCGGCGTTGGCGTTGATTTCCTTGATGCCGGACAGTCTGCGCTGTTCGCATCTCGTACTCGATGAACTGGAAGCGGGAATTGACCAGAAAGATTTAACCTTGTTCACCCATGAGTTTATTCCAGCATTAACCGCCGTGATCCCCAATCTGGTATTAATCACCCCGCGCAGTCAGGAGGAAATGCCTATCCCCAACGCCGCTGAATTACTTTTGGTGCGGAAAAATGGCGTCACCACCTGGGGCCACGCCAATACACAGGAGCAGCAATATGGTTGAAGGATCAATCCGGGTAGGGTTTATTGGTGCCAGTGGCACTGGCAAAACCAGCGTGGCGCAGGAATTATCCCGTGCCAAGGATTTACCACTGCATCCCTCAGTGGTGCGCGGCACTTTCGCAAAATTTAACCAGACGCAAATGAGTCTGGCCTCGTCACCAGTCGAGCAACAGTGGTTAATCCAGAATGCCTGTTTTCAGGAAAAAATCATCCAGGATGCGGCCAACCTTCCCGGCATTTACGAGCGCACCTTGCTCGATCATTATTGTTATTGCCTGCTATATTGCGCCCCGGTGATTTCGGATGAAGTGGGTGCGGCGATGGAATGGGAGGTATTAAAAAATCTCAGTCAGTACAGTTTATTATATTATTTCCCGTTGTACCCTTGGCCGACCTCGCCGGCGGATGGCTTTCGGGTGGTGCAAAACACTTTTCGTGAGACGCAGGATTTAATCTTGCGTGGTTTTCTCACCAAACACCGGCTGTGGAACGAAGTCCATACCATGCTGGATCGGTCAGTGTTGCAGCGGGTGCAGGTTATTAGTTTGCACATCGCCAAAGTGCAGAATTTCGGAATTATCCGGTCGGAAGATAAAAAATAACGCCACCAGAGGACAACGACGATGTATGACGATAAGGACGATGCAATCCGCCAAGTCCGCAGCATCATGTGGACCGAAGGCTATCAATTAATCGCCTCGGTGCATCATTCGCGCGTAATTGCCGGCTATCATGCGGAATTTGTCGAACGGAATTGGTTTATTCGCCTGCTGGCAAAATTTACCTCAGTCGAGCCGTATCGGATCATTGATGTGGCGGATTACGTCGATGCGCCACCATGGATCGATCCGACCCGCAAAATGATTATTTGCTCGCCAGAGCAATATCGCGCCATCATGCAATTGACGCCGAGTTTTCTGAAAAAATGAGAGGGGCAGCAATGGAAAATCCTGATCTTGATCCAATACAACGAACCACCCTGGCGCTGGACGCGGAATTGCGCCGCAGATTATGGGTGTTGTACGATGCCGCAAAAATTATTTCGGGCCAGCCGAATGCCACTGCCGAGCAGTGGAGTGCCTTTCATCGTGCGGTAGCCGATGTGCCGGACAGCCAACATGGTCGCTGATAATAAAATCCCCACCGTCGCAGCGAGGCAAATACAATGTGGCGGTATATTATCCTCTGGCTGACGCTAATAACCCCGACCGCTCCTGATCCGAACCGCCGGGCCGATCCGTTGTTGGAAGAATGGTACAAATCGCTCAAACAAAATGGCAGCGATAAACCGTGCTGTTCGATTGCCGATTGCCGGGAAGTGCCGTACGATATTCGCGGCGGGCATTATTGGATATTGGTGGAAAATAAATGGTGGAAGGTTGAGGATAGCAAAATTCTCACTGTCGCCAATCCAACCGGCCACGCCGTAGCTTGCTACTTAATGAGTTTCATCGCCGATGATCCGATTTATGATCTGCGCGATGATTTACTGCTGTACTGTTTTATCAAGCCGCCCGGAGCGTGAATTATGGCGCAAATTTTTGGTGTCACCAGCAATTCGTTATTGAACGTAGTGGGGGTGTTGCGTGCCCGCTACGGGGCCAACGCCGTAGCGGTGTTGAGCAACGATCTCAAAAAACTGCGGGATAAACGCTACCGGCGGCGCTTGCGGCGGGCGGAATTATTGATCGCGCCCAGCGTGCGCGATATGCTGGCCAATCTGGCCCGGCTCAATAAACTGGCCACGCCATTATTGGTGTTTGATAATCCGATTGCCCTGCACGGCTACACCGATAAAATCCTCGATCAACCGCGCGATGCCGATCCGAAGCAATTGCTGCGGCAATTCCACTACACCCCGTTGGATTATGCCCGGTTATTGAAAGCGGTGGAACGCCGTTCCAACCGCCGGCACCGCATCCAGCGGCAGAATATCGACGTGCTGCCGCAGATTATTCAGGAATACACGGTGGCCGGTTTCATGGATAAATTTAATTCCTTCATGTATTCGATTACCACCCCGGCCAACCGCAGCGAAGTGCGCAATCTGTTGGTGCGCTTCGTGTTCAATAAAATCAGCGAGGAACAATTCAACCACTCGCTGAATGAACGCGGCATTCGCCTCACCGGTAAGGCCAAGCATTACCATCAGGCGGTGGTGGAATATATAAATTCCAGCAAGGGTAGCGTGTTGCGCACCGCGCTGAATGAAGCGATTAAATTGGAGGATCAGGCGGCGAAGCAAAAGCCCGACGCCCGGCGTAGCATTCCCTATAAAAATATCTGCGAGAAGTACTCGGTGGACCGCTTCGATCTGCGCAATTTAATTCTGCTCTACCGTGCATTATGAACCCGGAGATTATTTATGTCGCAGACCATCAACGCCACGCAGCCCCACTTGCCGGTGCGGCTGTGGTACGTATGCAATCCCGCCCTGACTTGCTATTATCAGAAAGGCTACGCTGATGAACAGCAAGCGGTCAGCCTGGCGATAATGCTATTATCTATCGCCACGCATCCGGCCGCACCGGAAAAACAGGCGTTGCGCTTGCTTGAGCAACCGGAAATTCAGCGATTGACCTTGGAATGGGAAGGCCGGGAAATATTCCACGTCCAGCAAATCGCCGCCGAGGAATTGCCGCCAAATCGCTGGCAATTCAGCATTTAATTATTCGATGTTCAGCCGGCGCAGCGGGAACACCGCCGGCAAGGCGAAGCGTTTCAATTCCGGCCAAAAATCGCAATTCAGCAGGGCGATGTGGGGGAAGTTGCTGCGAAATTCAATGATAATATCGCGCAGAGTGTTGTACTGCTGATAATACATCGTCTCATAATATTGCGTGGAACGGCCGCTCGGCACCGGGCGGATGTTGTTGCGGGAAATGCGGGATTGAAATTCGCCCTGGCGCAACAGCAGATATTTGCCGTCCGGGTAGAATATTTTGCCGCTGCTGACTATTTCCACCGCCACCGTGTTGTAATTGCCAAGCTGCTGGGTGACGGTATAATTCGGCAGATGGTACAGTGGTTGCAATAAATCAGCGAATTGGTAGCACTTGCCGTCGCGGTCAATCAGCAAATGCCGGCAATGATTATTATGTTCATCCTCCAACCGCTGCATCGCCATGCCGAGATTGAAGGCGTCGCGGGAAATGCTGAAAATCACCGCATCGATTTTTTCCATCCCGACATGCGGCAGCAGTTTGTGCGGTGGCAGCGCGTATTGCTGGATTTGAAACCGGGTGTTTAATAAAATCATGGCGCCGCCTCCGGCTCGGATAATTATCCGACGTTGAAACTGCCGCCAGCGCCGGTGATGATCGCCCCGCAGCCGGTGACGGAGACGCCGCGCACCGCCACTCCGGCCCCTTGAATAATCATCTGCGTATGACCGGTAATAATCGCCGTAGTGCCGTGGCCGGATAATGGGCAGGCATGTAAATCGCCGATGCGCGCCACCGCTTGCCCGCCGCCGGTGAAAGTGTGCGCTGCGCCAGTAATAACCAGCCCGCCGTGCGTTGAGGTATCGCCAACCCGTGCTACTCCTGGCATTTATCTAACCCTTTTTCCCAGTGACTACGGTTCCTGCCAATTCGGTGATCTTGTCGCGGAATTTGGTGGTCTCAAAGGCGGCGCCAAATATGTACGAGCCGATGATAGTGGTGGTGAGAAACACCGCCGAGGATACCAGCCAGCTAAATAAACTGGCCACGTTCGGCTGCAAATCGCGCTCAGAAAATAAAGTCACGCATCCGGATAGGGTGATGACGGTGACAACCGCGCCACAGAAAATCAACGTCCAACTGACGATGCGCCGGCGATTATTCCACGTCACCTTGAAATCTGGGTTATTCAACAGCAATTGCAAGGTGCGGTCGGCCGCCTGTAATTCCTGCAAAGTGCGGCTCGGTTGCACGGTGACATTGTTTTCCGTCACCGTGGCCGTATTAGCGGTGATATTATCACTCATGGAATAACAATCGGCTGATCCGGTAGTGGCACCGGATTGCCGCCGGCATTTTGCGACAACGCATAGACATAATCCATCACCACCTTGGCAAAAGCGATGAATTTATCCGCCGGCCACGGATGCGGCACCCCGGTCGCGTCGGGATAATTAAACGTCGCCCCGCCGCCTGGCAAACCCAGGCCAGCATTAATGGATGTGGCAATGCCGGTGATATTCGAACGGCGATCCGAAGCGATGGAATAAACCCCATTCAGGTCGGTATTGCTGGTGCATTCCACCCACAGGTTGCCTTCCATCAGCGCCAATAATTGCCCAATCGGCGTGCCTTGCGGGTACTGCTGCAACAATACCTGCATTAAACTTTGCATGGTATCAATGCGGGTTGGCTTGCGCAGCGGTTTGCCGGTGTCGGGATTAATCTCCTGCCAGGTAATATAATCGGCGTCATTGGCCGGCACCAGGGTCGCCCGCGCGCTGGAATAAACCATGCCGGGAATATTTTCGATAGTCCAGTACCAATCCTTGACATTATAAAGATTGCGCGGTGCGGCTGGCAACGGCACTATGGCACTGGCCACCGAACTATCGACGACCAAGGTTCCTACATCATTGCTGTCCGACATTTTATTTTCCTTAAATGTAATAGCCGCTGGTGTTGACGCCGGCCACGGTGCCGGGGAAATAATTCACTCCGGCGCCGCCGGTGGCAATAATAGCGCCGTACGACACATTATATTTCTGCCCGCCGATGGCGTAGCCGCCGTTGAAGATGGCACCGGTGCAATTTATAATCGCTCCATCGGCGCAGTAGGCAAAGGTGCCGATACTGGTGCCGAGTTCTTCGTTATAAACCTGACCATCCAGCACCGTGATCGAGCCGTTGGCGGCAGCGACCCAATGATATTGGGCATCGCCATAGATATAATAATCCAGGCCAAGATTATGTACATAGCCGCCATCGTTGGACTCGATGTGCGAATGCCCGCACGGGCCGAAATGAATGCCACGAATATAAACAATTGCACCAAACGAGGCAGATATTCCGCGTCCCAACGGGGTATAAACATCCGGATCGATGCCACCGGCTTCCACCGAAAAATCCCGCAAATCCCAATGTCCACCGCCGGCAAACGCCAAGGCGATGCCGGAAGTGGCGCTGACTTTGGTGCTGACGCCGACGCCGCTGATAACAATATAACTGAAATTCGACGGAAAATTCGGCGTGATGACGTTGTGGCTGGCGGTATTAAAATCGCCGGTGCTGAGATGAATGGTGGCTTGATTGCCAGCGCCATCGAAGGTCCAATATAATAAACCGATTGCGGCGTTCAGCGTCGCTAAGGCGTTGGTGCTGGACAGACCGGTATTATTATCATCACCGCTGGGATTGCAATATAAATCCAACATGCCGCCGAAGCAGCGGGCACGATCCGGCCGCCGGCCCCAGGTAAAATAATTCACTCCGTCGCAATAAATCGTTACGTTTTGTCCTGGCCCCAAATGAATTTTCTTGCCTATATCCAGCAAGGCCGAGGAACCTGGGTCAACGAGAATACCCAACATGCCATGCGTGTCGGCATTTTTAATCGTCCGCTCCCAGCCGGCTTCCAAGGCGGAGGGATCAGGCAATAAATCCACCATGTTAGCGCCGGCATTGCTGCGGGCAATTATCGAGCCGGCGTCGCTGTCGGAATAAACGTGGCTGGCGCCGCTGATGGCATTTTCGCTGTCCATCCGCGGCAGATAATATTTCCAGATGTTGTTGGCCAAATCGCGGGTGGCCAATGCCTGCACTTTATTGGGGGTAAATTCGTTGACCAAATATGCCGGATACGGCGCTGACGCCGGGGTAGGCAGATCGGCTTGCGTTGGCACTTCCGGCAAGGCGGCGTCAATCGTATTCATAATGGTCAGATTAATGGTGTTGGTGGCGCCGGTGAAAATAATTGTCTGCTCGATGTAGCGGGCGCTGTCGCTTTCCTTGGTTTGCAGACTTGACCAACTGCCGACGGCAAACACCGTGCCATCGGCGAGATTTAATGAATACGAGCCGAAATTGAACGGCCCGACGCCTGGGGGTAAATTCACCCGGAACATGATGGTATTATCATTGATGACGTGGTACGTCACTGCATTGGCCGGTGCGGTGTAGGTGATATTATTCATCACCGTGATGGCGCGCAAGGTGGACGGCACTTGGGCGATCAAATCCGAGGAAAAACTCGCCGTGCCCATGTCGATCAATACCGCGCCGGCTTGTGCGGCCAGGGCTGCGGCGATGCCGGCGTCGGTGATTTGTGATAAAAACGACATTTTATTGTTTACTCCTAGCGGCTGGCCGCACTGAAATCGTGCAGAATTTCCAAACTCGGGCCGGTTTTCAGATAAATCGGCGCGGTGTCGCGAAAGGCACCGACGATGTAGCGCAGCACCAAATGGATCGGCGCCAGCACATGAAAAATATCGCCAATCAGGGCTTCGTCAATGGGGAATAATTCCAAATCGTACGATACATCATAATACGGAGTGGGAAACCAATCCCCGCCCTCCCAAACCGGCGTGCCCGGCACTGCATCCAGAGTACCGCTGTCGGTAATATCGCTTGCCCACAATGGGATCAGATCGAATTGGCCGTTTTTAATAAAACCGATGAAATCAATAAATTTCGTCGAGGCGCCACGGGTTTGCACAAAGGTGCCGAGGAATTGCATCAGCCGGCGATATTCCGCGTCGTCGAAAGATAATACCGGCACGCGAAAGCCGAGCATCTGGCAATTGAGACCGGAATAATAGGCTTCGGTATCTTGCCCGCGGATGTTGGCGAGTTTTTCCGTTGGATTGTGAATAACCGGGTTGAATATTTCCGACATGGCGGCGGTAAATTCCGCCCAAAATTCGTTGTTGCGGTACATATCCGGCAACAGGTTTTCATAATCAATATATTTATCGGTCATGGCAGCTTCCAATCAGGACAAGGTGGAGCGGTTGGAATAGTGCATGGTCAGGCTGATCGATCCCAAGGTGACGTATTCAAATAAATCCACCACGGTATCGGCCGTCGGATCATTGAGGATGAAATAATCAATCGCCGGATCGCTGTCCTGAATGATGTTCTCGATATCGGATAAGTACCGCGAATAACCCAAAATCCCCGCCCGCAAAGCGAACGCAGCTTTCAGATTGGCGGTGATTAAATTCTGAATGGCGGTCAGCGAAGCGGCGGCCGGCTTGATGTACACGTCGGCATCGATATTAATCGTCACCGCCGAAGGGTTTTGCCGCAGGATCACCATGTTGGCGATGCCGAGGTTTTCAAACCAGGCGATGAAATTATCCCACGCCGTCGAGCCGGTCGATCCCCAGCTTGGATTGGATAAAATGGTGGCGCGCATCACCATCATGTAGGTTAAATCCCCCGGCGCCAATTCCTGCTGGCCCTCGAAAATCGCATCCACCACGCCGGGATAACGCCGCGCGATAGCGGCGTGATCGGCGCGGTTGACCGCGCGGTATTTGGCGAAGAATAATCCAGGGGCTAAGGTTTTATATTCGCTGGCGGATTTTTCATCGCTGCCATCGGCCGCCGCACCAGTGACGATGCCGCCGATATCCGGCAAGGTGGTGCAGGTTATGGTGTTGGTGGAAATATCCGCATTACCGGCTGCACCATTGGTGGTGGCATATTTAATGGTGATGGTGGAACCGGCGGAGGGAATTACCCCGTTGACGCCGTTGCCGAACACCACTTTGACGTTGCCATCCGGCGTGGTTTCGTCCCAATACACTTGCGAGCCAGAATTATATTCCCACAGGCCGGTGGAAAAATACGTCTGATAGGCGGTGCGGCTCCATTCGATATTATTCACCAGCACTACCACGTCAACGTCGGAAATGGTGTAATCGCTGCCGCCGAACTCGTAGGTCTGATACAGCGAACCATCCGAGGTAAATTCCCCCGACTGCACTTGCCCTTCGTACAGGGTGGCGGAAACCGAGGTAACGCCGATGGCAAAAGTGATCGCCTCGCGGTTGAATAAATAGGTGTTGGCGGCGATGAATTGCGAATAAGCGTCAATGGTGGCGGATAAAGTCCCCGATGTGCGGGTTAATGTCACCGTCATGGCCGCCGGTATCCGGCGGGACAATCTGACCCCGAGATGCTGACTGGCGGTATAAATCGAGGAATCGATAATTGCCGTCGGCAGCATGGTTTCCTGCGCCGAACGCACAATGGAGTATTGATTATACGTTAAGGCAGTGGCAATCATTTGCAGCAAGGTCTGCCCGGTGCCGGCAGTGGTGATATCCTTCCAGGTATTTTTCGCCGCGAGAATCGCCTCCATCTCGGCTTTATTTACCTCATAATCCACTGATACACTACTCAGGGGAATATCACTCGGATCAATCGAGGCGATGTACGCCTGGATAGCCACGGCGATATTTTCCGCCGTCGGGGAACCAGATAAATTCGTCGCAATGTACTCCGCCAACGCATCCACGTCAGCCCGCACCACTGCCATGATAATGATCCTTCAAGTGGACAGATGAAAATCTACCTGTAAATTGCCGCCCAAACCAATTACCGAATAAATCAGCTTGAAATAATAGCCACCCTCGCCTACCATCGCCTGAATGGTTGAGCGATTAAAATCGATCCGCACGTTGGGCAGCCAGCGATTGACCGCGATGAATAATTCATCCTCCATCAGCCAATCGGTGAAGGCAATCGGCTGATCGAAAATCAAATTCGGCAGACGCGAGCCAAATTCCGGCTCAAAATGCCGTTCGCCAACCTGGGTGAGAATGAGATTGATGATTTCATTGTTGACCGCATGGATATTATCCAACAACAGCGGCTTGCCATCCAGGGTGAATTGCGAATTGACATCGCGATAAATCACCCGTGAGTATTTGCCCTGGCGCGGGCTGACCAAGGTGCCGGACATTTTCAATAATCCACTTTATTGCTGAAACTCTGTGGTGTGGGTGGAGTGCGCGCGGTGGGCGTTAGCGTGCTGGCCGCCCCGGTATCGACGTTGATGATCGGCGCATCGATATTAATCGCCACAGCCGAACGCAAACTCAAGGTGGTGCTGCTGTAGATTTTCAGGCTGTCGGCGGCGGCGATCTCCACCGCGCCGTTGGCGGCGATCTTTATGTAGGTGCCGGAGCGGTGGATAAATCGCACCGTATTTTGCAGCGTGTTGACCAGGAACAGATTGCCGCTGGCATCGACGTGGCCGTAGGCGTTGGGATAATCCTCCAACAGATCGGCTATCTGGGTTGATTGATCGTGGAAATCGCCAAAATAATAACTGTCGTGTTCGTCATCCTCGGGAAAAAAGATTAATATCTTCGCCCCCACCGGTGGAATGGAAATGCTGCCGACCCCGCCTGGGGTGTTGCCTTGCGCGCTCCATCCGAGCGGAATTGCCCAAACCAATTCATTATCCTTGCGCCCTTCGTGCAAGGTGGCCATGCGGTATTTCACCCGCTGGTTTTTCGTCGGATCATTATTATCCACCACGATCCCAAGGCCGATCTTGCCGGCCAGACTGCCTTTCTGGAACATGCCCATCATGTCAGTGAACATGATTTTTTCTCACGCTAGAGAGGAATTGTCGTTTTGTGGCCCGGCCGAGGTTAATTCCAGCCGTTCGCAATAGCGCGAATTGACCAAGGCCCGCGTCATGTTGGTGATACAATATAGCCCCGAGGAAGAATAATCCGGGGAATTGGCCCCCAAGCGGGCGTCGAGTTCTACCATGTCAAATACGTTCAAGCCGGTGGTTACAGGCACCAAGACGTAGACATTCTGCGAATAAGTCGCCAGACTGCGCATATTGTGATGCCGCGCTTGCAAAAAGAAATCGTGGGTGTTGCCGGTATCAATCGGTGGGAGATCAATCCGCGCCCGTCCGGCCAATTGGCCGAGAATATCTTTGTTGATATCCAGCACATTGTTCAATTTCATCGCCGTGATGTTGCGGAATTTATCCACCGCGCCGTTGATGCCGTGCTGGGTCATCCGCAGGCCGTAGCCGTGCCAATTATTCAACATGCCCGAACGGTTGACCGCACGATATTCCGTGGCGACGAAATTCGGCACTTGCTGAGAAGTGGCGTTCTGCGCGCCGGCGCCATAAATAATCCGCGCTTTCACCTTGGCGTTGGCGAATAAATCATTGATATCGACGTAGTGCAATTGCCGTTGTTCATCGACTGCGGTTGCCAGCGCCGATTTATCGGAAATCCAGCCGTGCATGGCGGTATGGCGGGTAAAGGTGCCCCAGGTTTTCCGCCCCGGTCGCCACATCATTTGATCGTTGGTCGCCACGTTGCCGACGTAATTAAAATTCATCGCCTTGGCAACATTTTGCATCACCTGTACCGAAGTCCCGTCCAGCGAATTGGGCGGGTTGCCGCGAATGTAGGGCAGCGCATCCAATAATCCGACCATATTGTACAGCATCATTTGCCCGGACGGTTGGCGATGCGGTGTGCCGAAGGCACGAAATACCGCACTGCCCTGGAAGGCCGGGCGTTTATCGTCGTTAAATTCCGCTTCAATACTGGACCCGTCGTTCACCGGCAGGGTTTTGCCGAACGCATTCGCCACATCGGGAATATTTATCTTGATGGTTGGCAGCAATTGCCGGCAGGATTGGTTGATGAACAGGCGCAAATCCGGCGAGGCGCCGAGCGGTATTTCAAAGCCATCGATGCGCAAGGATAATTGCAATTGATTGCTGATGGCCAGTCCCATCCTCGCCTCCTAAATGCTGACGTAGACCGGTATCCGCACCCCGGTCAAAAACCGCTGACTGGTGGAGCGGCGAATATTATTGATATCCGGCAGGGTTAATATCTTGCCGTTTTCCACCGCCAAGGCGTGCAATTCCTTCGAGGCCAGCATCACCATCCACCATGCGGTGGTATTATTATATTGCTCGAAAGTGATGGTGGTGATCGGCTCATTGACGTAGCGGCGAATAGCTATCGGCCGTACCGCCTCGATAGCCCGGCCCATTTTTACGTTGAATGGTTCCAACACATTTAACTTCGAGCCGTCGCTGTCTTTCACCGTGATGGTCGGCACGAACTGCGAAAAAAGATAGTTCGTGTTTAGATTGGTGGAACTGCCGCGAAAATTCGACACTACATCAGGCATGATTTAATTCCCCCTTCCTAGACCCAGGAGGCCACCTATCGACGTTGGCACTTGTGTTGCGGTGGGAATTTGTCCATCGCTCAATTGAATATTCTTGAAGATGTTGGCCAGATTGCGTTTGGTTAAAATCCGGCTGGTGCGCAGCGACACGTCCACGTCGGCGGCAATAAAATCTCCCTCCCGGCTGGGCAGGGTATGGAATACCGCCGAGACGTTGGTGATAATCACATTGGTAAATGTCAACACCCGGCCAACCGAGACACTGATATTATACGTGCTGCCACCCTTGCCCTCGCCGGCGATGGTCGGCCCTGGCGCGTGCAAGGGTAAAAATTGTTCGATATAATCGCCAATGGTGCTACCGGAAGTGTCGAATATTTCCGACGGCAGACACAGACTTAATAGGCGTAAAATCGGCGTGGTGACTTCACTCCGGGCATTATATACCGCGTTGAATTTAATCGGAATACGCAATTCAATCGGTGAGGTTGAGTTCCACACCTGTTGGGTCATAAAAGTATTCTGAAAGGTGTAGCCGGTCATATTTGCCACCCGTTCGGTGGCCCGTGCGGCAGCGCCGGTTTTACCCAGGCGTTCCAGCATTTGATCGCCCATGCCGCTTAATAATGGCTGCCAATCCGAGGATACATCGAGAGAAAATTCCTCCGGCGCGGCGGCAATGATATCCACCGGGGTTTTATTTTCATCCTGGCCCCAAATTCTAATCAGGTAGTTTCTATTTAGATTGGCTAGTGAGGCGGGTACCGTGCTGGTGCCTGACATGATTTAATCTCCTACGCCAGATGCCCGGCATTGACGAGAATAATTCCGTTATCGCTGATCGACATGGGTATTTCATCCAGAGATGGTAAACCGCCACCGGCCATTTGTTGTCGGCGTGGGCTGGCAGTTTCCGTAGTCACTGGCGGCGGCGCGGCGCTGGCTTGTCCGCCAAAATCGCCTTGCGGGCTGGGCGGCATATATCTATCCGGAGTTACCGCAGTATCGCGCGCGGTTTCCGTCCCGCCTTGATTTAATGTGGCTTTGGCTTGCGCTACATCAGCGGCACTATATAATGCTGGATTTTGCAGCACTGCCTGGGCTTTATCTTGCGCGCTTAATTGCGGCAAGGTGCCGGCGGCTTTTTTCGCGGCAATATCGCCACGGGTTTGCTGCAATTGTGCCTGATGTGCCTTCCAGGCTTCCTGCATTTTGCGTGGATCGCCTTGATACGTGGTGGAGAAATCAGTGTAATCAGTTAATTCCTGATTGCGATTAACTGGTGCCGGTGGATTGGTGGCCGAAGCGGCAGGGGTAGCTTGTGCCTGCTGCGTAGCTTGCGCTTGCTGGGATTTATCAAATTCACTGAGCGCCGTGTTGGTATATTTGCCACGGCTGCCATAATGTTTAACCCCGGCGCGCTCAAATCCTCCCTCAAAGGCACGCATCGCATCGTCAGCGGTACTGGTTTTCTTGACCGCGGTAATCGCGCCTTTTTCCGTGGTGGATAATTCGTGCTTGAGGAAGCCATAATTGGCTTCGTCGGAATTGGGATCAAGATTATTTGCCTTGGCCCAATCGAAAAATTGCCGTCGTCGTGGTCCGGTCCATTGCGCCCAACCGTAGCCGCCTTGCCCGCCGCCAAGGGGATTAATCTCCTGCATTTGATTAAATCCACCGGACTCGTGGCCGAGATTACCGACAATGCCGGCGGCTTGCTCTTTGGTTAGGCCGAAATCTTTCATTAAATTCGCCATAATCTTCGGCGATTTTTCCTGGAAATTCTTGCCGCTGATAGGTGTGCCGGCTGGGGTATATTTATCGGTGCCCGCATCACTGCCACCACCGGTAATGGCATTATAACCCCGACTGATTAAACTTCCTGCTGCCTGGGCGCCGGAACTAACCGCACTGCCAACCGCTTGTGCCCCGGAACTAATTGCGCTGCCAGCGGCTTGCACGCCAGAAATCGCAGCACTGCCCACCGTGCGGGCGCCGGAAGCGATCGTACTGCCAGCCCGCTCGGCTAAATTTCCTGCTGCCACCACGCCAGATTTAACTGCTTCGGCAGCTTTGCTGCTGATATCTGATACCTTGTTGGCAACCGCAGTAGCGAGAGATTTGGTGCCCTCGGCAATAGCCGAAGCAATATTAGTCGAGCCGGTGACAATATCATTCCACGACGGCAGTTTATCAGCAATCCAACTGACCGAATCTGTGACCATGCCGGTGGCTTTTTTGGTTAAACTGCCAACCATGGTGTTTATTTGCGGCGCCAGATCGGCATAAATCGCTGCCGCCAATCCTGCTGCCGCGCCGGCGGCTGCGCCGGGAATAGCGCCGACGCCAGCAAAAGCCGAACCGGCCACGCCGCCTAAAGTGGCGCCAGATAAAGCCGAAGTGGCGTAGCGGGAAAATCGTGAGCCTAATATTCCGCCGGTGCTTTCATCGCCCATAAATGGTGTATTACGGGATTCCGGCGTGGCCAAAGTGGATAAATCATCCATTAATCCCACGGCGGCTAAGGGTCCAGCCACCGAACCCAGGCCGCGCATCGCCAAACCGCCAACCCGACCCACGCCGCTTAATAATCTTCCAGCCCCGCTGCCGATGGCGCCAATGCCGCGACCAATCGCGCCTACGCCACGGCCTAATAAACTGCCACCGCGGCCAATTCCCCGCCCGAGGCCGCCAAATAATCTTCCCGCCCGGCCGCGCATCCGGCCGAAAAATCCCGGCCCGCTGCGGGGTGCCCGTGCGGCGCGACCACGACCGCCACCACCGCCAAATAAATCCCCCAGGCCGTCGAATAATCCACCGCCACCACCCAAGCCGCCGTGCATATTGCGCAAGGTTTTTAATATCTCGCGCATGGTTTGCTGCATGTGGCTGAACATCACGCCCTGTTGCAGCGTATTGGTTTTCCGATCCGCTTCGGCGGAAGATAATAAGCGGGAAATTCCATTCAGGGTGGAAACTTGCCGCTTGCTGTCGCGGGAAATTTCGCTGAGATAATTGCTGGCCAAGCGATCCGGCGCCGCGCTGGCGCGAATAAATCGGCCAGTGGCCGGATCGCGTGGCTGATCCGGATTGCCGCGCCCGCTGCGCCGGGGTGGGGTGGCGTGACTGCGCGCCAGATTTTCTACCACGGTAGTTAATCGCCCCATGGTGCGGGCTTGCTGTTGCCACAAACGGGCGGAATTATCCGCCCGTTCGTTGCTGCGTTTCAGCATCCGCATCAATTCATCCCGCGCCGGCGGGAATGGCGAGGCAAAATCAGCCGTGGTGTCGGACATGCTTAATATTCTCCGAAAAATTCAACCCAACGTCATGCGCCGGCGCATGGAATTACGTGCGCTATCGTTGGCGGCGTTGGCCCGTGCGGTTATCGCGGCGCGTGCTGCTGTTTCCGCCTTGATCCGGTCCATTTCCAACTCATTGGAAATGTAGAAAAACCAGGCGGCATTTTCGTAGATAAAATCCGGTAAGTTGGGCAAGTGTGTGGAGAGATTATAAATCCGGTGCAGCAAATCCCGTAGACTATAAGACGGGAAAGAAATCAGCTATCTCCAAGCTGAATGTGATGGTTTCACGCTTCGGCGTCGCCTCCCCCGTGTTGGCAAGTTCAGTTTCCAGCCGGCGAATTTCTTCTGCTACATCGCTGCGTCGGGTCAATAATCCATCGGCGGTGGCCGGCGGCAGGGTTGGCGCTTCCAGCACCAAATCTATGCGACGTAAATCCTCCCGCAGTTTTTTCAACGCCTCCTGCGCATTGAATTTATTATCCGCCAACTCGACGCTTTCGGTGACGCCGTATTCCTCGAATTTGCGGACAAATTCTTCCAGATCGGTGAATAAAATATCCGGATCAAATTCCTGCTTCAAGCGGCGGATTTTATCCTCCACCGATGACCCCTGGATATATTTGGCCCGCGACCACAGCCAATCATCCTCCTGCGACAATTTCACCGCCATCGAATTATATTCTTCGTAGTCGCGCAAGGTGGGGATATTAAATCCCCGCTGCTGCCACGCCTGATATTCTTCCGCGGTAGCAGCGAGGATTTTCACGTCCAGGCTGGTGGAAGTGACGGTGTAGGTGCAGCGGTTGCCGTACATCGAGGTATAGGATAATTGGTACGGCGATTTCAGGGTGGAAATCAGCCGGATTTTGTACAATAAGTAGCGGAAATCTTTCAGGCTGAGATCGCGCACATCCACCCCGGAAACACAGCCGGCGATGGTGTCGATGAATAAAGTTTCGTCGGTTTCCGCGCGTGCCCGGTACAGTTTGGCGTAATCCGGCACTGATAACGGCCGGATAGCCAATTCCGGATAATTATAAAATACCCCGTTAGAGGGGAGAATTTCCCGTACCGTGAAGCGGCCGGGTGCAATATTGCCGTTGACCCGATGCTGATGCAATTCGGTGGCGGTTTGCAGCGAGTTACCGCTTGATGGCAATTCACTGACCGGAGTTTCCGCTGTGGAGGATAATAATTCCTCCCGCGCCGTCGGCAGCTTTTCCCGTGCGGTTTCTGGTGCCGTCGGGCGATTAAATTTCGGCGCCGCCTGTCCGGCCTTGGCAAAAGCGGCCTGCAATTCGCTGATATCCAGCGCGCGTGGCTCGGGTGGATTATCCACCGGGGCTTGGTTGGGATTTTCTCGCGGAGGATTATTCAGCGAGGCGGCGTGATCCTGGCGCACTTGCGCCAATTCGGCGGGATTAATCACGCCGGAGTGTTGCACGCGGATGCGGCGACGTTCGGGATTGGGTGGGGTTGCCATAGTGTCTCCTGCACGGCATTTATTATTGCCGTAATGGCGGCGGGGTTATTCAGGAGACGCGGCGTTTATGGCTGCAACGCCGTCAAGCAGGGCAAAAACCTGGATAAAATTAGAACGTAAAGTTGCCCTCGGCCAAGCGGTTAATTTCCGGCTGCAATTGCGCCAACGCCTGATTGACGCCGGCCGCTGTGGCGTCGTTGAAAATAAATTCACTGTCATTGCAGGCGAACGTCACTTGCACCTGCAAATGCGTGCTATTTTGATAATTCATCGCCCAATCGGCCAAGCGCGACGGCCAGCAGCCGTACAAATAACAGCGCGCCCGTTCCTGCCCACGGGTATCGTGCAGATGCAAAACCACGGTGCCGAGATAATCCACCGGCATTCCGTAATTGCCGTCGTTGTCGCGGATTTTATCCTGCCAGGATTTGAATGCCTGTAACAGTTGAAAACTCTCGGTCTCGTAGAAAGTCACGGCGGGGCTGTCAATGTTGCTGTGGCCGGGAAAATATAAAAACGTCCCGGCCCGATATCGTGCCGCAGATTCCAGGTAGGCGAAGGGAAAATTCACCTCCAATACGTACAAATCCTGAATAATGTTGGTGCCGTGCATCAGGATATCCATCGTCCACATCCAACTTGGCGCTGGATCGGGCATTCCCTGAACGGCACTCAGCCGTGGTGTCGGCATTTAATTGAACAGCCCCGTAAGCGTGGAAAATAAATTCCGCTGGCAGTTTATTATCGCATATCAGTGCCGGAGAACCGCACGTAATCGTAGGAAAAAGTCGCGGTGATGCGCATTGCGGTGGAACTTTCTCCGGTGACTTGCGTATCCGGCACGTCTTGGACGAAACAATTAATAAATTCCAGCGAATTTACCTCGTTGCCGGCCTGATCGAACAAGGTCAGGGTAGCCAGGGTGGAATAATCTGCCACCCCGCCAATCGAAGTCTGGCTTTCGCTGCCGACGATTTGTTCCATCCATTGCCGCAGGGTTAATAAAGTATGCAGCGTGGAGTCCTCGATGAACGTCACCGCCAGACTGCGCGGATACATTTTGCGGCCGCGGAACCGGCGCACCGTCCCATGCAACGGTACCTCGTAACTCTCGGTGGAAAATCCGGGAATGTTGGCATCGACGCATTTAATCGCCAATGGATAACTGTCACCGACACCGGGAATATCCCCGAGGTTAAATACGTAGTGTTCGGTGGAAAGAATATCCGGCAGCGATTGCACTTCGCTCAGGGTAATGCGCGGCATGGGAATTTTATTCCTTTCAACCAGAGGAATTTATTGTGGCAGGTTTTTACACCTGCCCGTTGATGACGATTTCGTTGAAGTTGATATCGGACGGGGTAATTACCGCATCCAACAGGATGGTCTTGGCGGCGCGGATCGGCACGATGTAGACCGAGACGTTAAGCTGCCCGGCATCGGCAAAATACGCCGGATTATTCGACGAATTGCACACCACCAAATACCGCTTGATGCCGCCGTTGGCCTGCACCACGTCAAGGAATTTCTTGATCCGTTGCTGGATTAAAAACGCCAACTGCGCCGAATTATTATCGAACACGTTCCTTTCCAGCGAGGCGGCAATAGTGGTCTCGATGTACAGCATCAACCGCCGGACATTAATTGCCGAGCGCAGCGATTTTGTCACCTGCAAGGTATTATCGCCCCAGATTAAATATCCCGAACCATCCAAGGCAAGGCGGATGCAATTGATCTGCACCGGGTCCAGCACGTCGCGATCCGGCTTTTTATAAATCTCGCGCAGGCCGATTACCCCCGGCAAGCGACCGCGATCATGCCCGGCCGGCGCCCAGAACGTCGCAAAGTTATTATCGGTGTAGACGTAGCGCGAAGCCACATAGCCCGACGGTGGGACGTAAATCTTTTTATCGCTGGTCAGATCAACCACCTGCAAATCCGGCGAATAAACGGCCGCGTACGAACTGTCGATATTCATCTCGGTGGTGCGATAGGATAAAGCGGCATTAACCTCCTGGGCATCGGAAGGCATATCCAGGATGGCAAAGCAATCGCCGCGATTTTCCGCCACTTGCGCAATTTTTTGCTGCACCACCAGTTCGGTTTGCCCGGCGTTGATTAATAAATTCACCCGGTAGGTCTCGGCGTCCGAAAAAGTATCCCAACCCACCACCAGTTGTGAATTGGACGGCAGGCTGCCATCATCGCCACCATCCAGCCAGGTAATCGTATTATAATAACTGGCGTAGGCGCTGTCCAAACCCGAGCCAGTGGCAATCGCGGCGGTATTCACCGAGACGCGAATATTCTGCGACTTGCCGGCGGCCAGATTGATTTTTTGCTCGGCAAATAATTGCCGGCCCAGCCCGTCCAGTTGCTCACCCAAGGAGCAGATAAATGACTCCGCCGGGGTTTTAATATTGCCCCGCTTCCACACGTTGAGGGTAAACGTGCCAGCCGAGGCGCTGCCGGCGTAGGTTTCGCGGAAACTGATGCTAGCCTGCGAAGTCCCTGCTGTCACCGAAGCGGCGTATAATCCCAGCACGCCAACCCCGGCTGTTGGGGCAATAATATTTATCTGCCGCGCACTAGACCCACCGGAACCGGCCGGAATAACCACCGTAGCGGTGGAATTGGGAATGGCGGTTTCAATCGCCGTAGCCAGCGCGGTTAAGGTGGCATCGTTGGATGTGGCATAAGTGGTATTGGCGACATTGATAATATCGCTGTTGACCAATAACGCCAGATGCACGATGTTGGAAGCGACCAAGGCGTCGGAAAAAGTTAATTGCACCCGTTGCTTGACGCCATTATCGATATCGGTGATGGAAATACCGAGATCGTTGGCCCAACTGCCGGGATTTTCCGCGTACACCTCAAATAATGTCGAGGCTTCGGCGGTAGTGACGGACAATGACGGCCCACCGGCACCGAGAACCAAACGCGAGCCACCGCCACCGCCGGTTAAATCGGCGGCAAATTCAATCGTGGTGCCTTCCGGCCCATAAACAATAATCATATTGCGCGTCGGATCACCGAGTAGAATTTCGGCAAATCCACCCGCTGCGTTGGTGGCCGGCGGCACATCGTCCAATGCGGTATTAATTGCCGCCACGATAGCCGCCATGGTGGCGGCGTGCGACGTGGCATAAGCTATCGGACCAAACGCCACCGGATCATCACCGCTTGGGGTGACAGAACCGGAAATGCTGTCGCTGCCGGATAAGGCTTGACTGAATTGAATAATAAAAATCTGCCGTCCGCCGCCGGCATAACCATTCAAGGTGCCGACCGGGAACGGATTAATAAAACTCAGTATTTCATTGGCGGTATCGCCCACCGCGCCGGAGCCGACGTTCAGCACGGTAGCCCCAGCGTGGCGCGCGTCGGTATTAACCACCCGCTTGCACCACAACGCCGGCGGCGAGGTATTGTTGTTATTCTGCGTGGAGAAAAACGCATTGGCGGAAATGTGCCCGTAGCCCCAGGAAATATCCGACGGACCATATTCCTTATTAAATCCGGTGGCCGATGTCACCAGTTTGGCATCCAGCGTGCCCTTTTTCGAGGCAAACGCCAGGCAGCCGATGGAAGTGGTGAAAGGAATATCCTGCTGCGAGATATCTTCTTCCCGCACATACACGCCCGGCGAGCCGGTGATGATCGGCAATACCATTTAATTGTCTCCTGAAAAACGCCGACGCTTTCCTACCGCTCGCGCCGGTGAGAAGCGGCGGGATTTAACTGCGGGAAGTATTCCGTGGATCGGCCCGCGATGGGTTGTGCGGCTGGCTGTCGTCAGGCGGAGCGTCGCTGGAATTTTCCGCCTCCGGATTTTCTCCCGGAATTTCCGGTTCCTGCACCGGTGGATTAAGATCGTTGACCCGCTGGCCCTGGTCGTTGATGTAGTAGAGGATTTTTAATTGCTGCGGGTTGGGCGGCATCCAGTTCAAAAATGCCGCGTTGATTTGCGCCGGGCGGCTGTGCGACGGCGGCACGGTGACGGAATCGCCGTCGTGCGTGCGCAAGGTAATTGCCCGGTCGGTGAGATTAAGCACTACTGCCTTCGCCATTTAATTCACCTGTTGCCTGGATGGTTTATACGTTGCAGATTATGCAGTGGACCGCGGCAGTGCCGGCGTTGAACACCACCAGATTGCTAATCGCCGCGGTGATGACAAATAAATCGTTGACGGTGATGTAGCCGGTATTGTTCAGATTGATTTGCAGCGCCGCATCGGCTTTCAATAAAAAGAATTGGCTGACCCCGGCGATGGCAATCTGTTCGCCGCCGCCAATGGTCAATTGCCGATATTCGAAATCGCTGGTTAATTCCAACGCGGTGCGGTCGGCAAACAATTGCTGCCGGCGGCGAATACCGGTCTGCAATAAAGAATAATCCAGCATCAAGGTTTTTTGCAGTGCCACCGGCGGCTCCTGGGCAAAAAATTCAATCGGTGTCAGTCAGGTCGATAACCTGCGTTTCACTGCCAGGAAGCACGGTTTGGCTGCCGGCACCCCACAAATTAGTGCCAAGGGAAATTCTTTTTATCTTACTGCGAGTTTCGATTTCGCCAATATAGGTTTCCATGTTGGCATCGGTTTCCAGGGTAAAAATATTCCCCCAATCACTTTGCGTCTGCTCCGGCATGGATAAATCATCGGTCAGGCGCACTTTCACCTTCACCGCAATATCCGCTCCCTCCAACATGAATTGTTGGTCTTTTTGCCGCAGCAACCAGCGGGAAGAAAACGCCAAGGTGTCGTCGAAATTCTGCGCTAAATAACGGACGCGAAAATTGGCGATAATCGGGATCAGGCGATAAATCTGCACCAGATTGCTATCTTCGCGCGAGGTATATACCCCGCCACGGCGCAGATTATCATTGTAGGAATCGCTGTTGCGGGCGAAGCGTTGCAAGGTGATGGCGAGAAACGGATATTTAACCTCACCGAATTGCTGGGCGATTTCCCGCTGATCCCACGAGCCGGCCACGCTGGCCACCGGCACCGGCGGCTTGCCGTAGCCGGCGGCCAATTGGCCAATAATCGATTTAAGGCCGGAAATCGAATCTATTAAAATCCGGCTTTCCGTCAGTTTCGGTCCCGCCGCCATGTGAATTATCCTGAAAAAAAGGGCCGAACCCATGTCCAGGTCCGGCCCGCCGCACGCTCATTTTATTTAGGGAGAGGCACTCCGGCTCCGCTTATGCACCCGCCACGGTGCGGAGACTTATTATTGCGGCGGCCGATTAACGCCGGCGGCCGATATTGCCGACCTTGACGAGAAATTGTCCAGCGGTATCGCGGGACTTTTTCGAGCCGCCGAGGCTGATTTTATTCGCCGCGGCAATAACCTCCGGCTGCGATTTCTTCACCCGGCGCAGCAGGCGGGCCATTACCTCGCCATCATCCTCCGCATCGTCGTCGGAATTTTCATCCTCATTATCGTCGTCGTTGTCGGCGGAATAATCGCTGTCGCTGTTATCGCCGCCCGGCGCGTCGGAAAAATCCTCCGCTTCGCCAACGTCGCCGCCGACTTCATCATCCGCATCGTCGTCAGCGGATAATTCATCGTCGTTATTATCGTCGGCGTTTTCGTCATCGTCGTCATCGCCGGAAAATTCGGCGGTGACGGTATCGCACACGCTGGCGATGGTTTTATCCAGCCGGCGGCGGAATTTCCGCTCGCTGGATGTCACCACTTCATCTTCCTCGTCGGACGTGTCGATATCCCCGACCTCGTTTTCGTCGTCGTTTTCCTCGGCGTTGGCGACGGCGGTATTTTCCTCCGACGAATTATCCAGCACCGCTTTATCCTCGGGCCGGGCTTCATCGTTGGTCTGTACGATGGCGTCCATCAACGGCCGGCAATCATCCGCCGTAAATGCCAGCGCCGCCATGTGCAGCGCATTTTTCATGTCGCCGCCGATGAACGTCTGGTACGCCAACGCCAAAGTGTCGCCGGCCTGATTATATTGCGGGGCGATGACGCTGGCATTAACCTCGCCGCGTTCACCGATTTGCCGCACCATCGAAGTCAGGGCAGCGGTGACTTGTTCGCGGCCGACCGCAATGCGCTGTCGCCGCAACATCCGCGTCAAATCACGCGCGGCGGAATTAACCGCCGCTGTGACTTCCGCACTCATGCGGAATTTTGCCATGGAATTACCTCCAATCCTCTGAATAATCGGAGGCTGAATTTACGTCCGCACCGCCTTGACGAAGGAACGCGCGTTGGGAATAACCATCGACATTTGTTCCCACATATACCAGCCGCGCGCAGGAACGCCCATGCCGTTGGCCTGCCCATTAACTTCCTGCGCCACCACCGGGCCGCGATCCGTATAGGCGCCGTGATATTCCGGCCGGCTGACCATATACATTTCGCCCGGCTGCAACACCTTTAACTGCGGCACCCGGTAGGCGTCGGAAATAAGCGTCAGGCCGAGAATGCGCCCGATCACTCCGGTCTGGACGATTTCGTACTGCGACACCGGATCGTAGAACTGCGTGAAATTGGTCCCCGACACGAAATCGCTCCACAGATCGGAAGCGAATAATAACGTATCGGCGG